AAAGATGTGAACTCATCTAGGAAACCTTGACCGGCTTTTGATTTTGCGGGTAAGTCTTCATCTTCATCAATTGTAAAATAACTTGATTTTGTAGGTGTTTGTGTTGTCGTTTCTTTGTCTTCACCAAAGAAGTTTTCAATAGTTCCAAGTGATGCAAATGGATCTGAATAATCAAGTCCGGTGGCTTTAAATGATTGACTTGTACCAGCTTTGGTAAGTGCGGCTTGTTCTGACCTGTCAAGGTCAGGGAAGAAGTTTTCGTAAAACTCATCCTCTGTTCCCTGGAACCCAGCAGATTGAAATGTTTTATAAAGCGCAGTTTCCTCCCCTGTACTTTCAACCGGTTTGTAATCTTCTTCTCGTTGAATGTAAGTAACACCAAGAAGTTCTTGCGTGGGTTTCTCTTTTCTTTCGTTTAAAAATTTAATTTGCTCTCTAATATCTTGCGCAGAACTAGTCCTTATAGTTTCGGTAATTTCTTTTTTTAAATCAGTTATATCACCAGAAAAATCTTTTAATTTATATCGCTCTAAAACTTGATCCCATGTAGTTTTATCGTTTGGATTTAAACCTTTGAGCATCTCATCCGCAAACTCTTCTGGTTTAATAAATTGACCAAAAATTGTTCCTTGCTTTAAGGCTTCTTCCTTAAGAGCTGGAAGAATTTTACTGTAGATTTCATCACTTACTTTTGATGCGTTAAGGATGTCATCGGCAGCGTCGTAGCCCTGTCCTTGTCCTTTAACTTGGAAATGCATGCGAGCAAACGCATCCTTGTCGTTGATGTTAACGCCAAACCGGTAGGCTTGCGAAGTCCAATACGGATCACCTTTCTTTGCTGCTTCCCAGTCTGCATTAACAGTTGATGCTTGATTTACATATTTTTCTTCACGAGCTTTATTTCCAGTTGGATTGAAATAAAACGCAGAGTCAAAGTATCGTTCTGGAGTTTGTTTAAGCTGGTCAATGTATTGTTGAGCGCGAAGATCAGCAACTAATTTGACAGCATTAAGAATGTCTTGCGTTTGAAATGGGTTTTGCTCTGATTTGCCAACGTCAATGTACTCAATGAATTCATTCATTGACTTTGATTCATTAAATCTTGGAATCAAGTATTGATCGATAAAGTCTCTAGCAAATTGACCTTGAATTTTTACACGTTCTTCTGCTTCATCTTTTGTCAAGCCAAGCTCTAAATCTTCTTGGTATTTAGCTTTTAATGTATTATCAAACCATTGCTGCCAGTTATAAGTAACTGAATTATTAATGCCAGTAATTTTTTGAAGCGATTTTTCTAGGGATTCTTGAGATTTTTTACCCCCAGTAAAAGATAGTATTCCACCAACACCAGAATCTCCCAGGATTGAATTAGCCAGATCTTTATTAATATTGGTAATTTCTCCCAGTGAATCAAAGTTAGAAAACAAAGCGAGTTCTTGTTCTTTTGCTTTAGCTTTTTTCATTTCAGCAATAGTTTGCTTTAATACATCTTGTGCCAAAGCGCCAAATCGTTTTACGTCAACGATTGCTTTTTCACCGACTGCTTGATTTAATGCGTCTTCCAGTTCAGTGATGCCATAATCAGCATTGATGTTGTACTGAAAAGAAATTGCTTTGTCTTCAGGACGGTCGGACATCCTAAACAAGACGGCAAATTCGTCTTCTTTGTTTGGATCAAGAAAATATTTTTTACCTAAATTTTTCCAATAAGTATCACCAGTTTTTGCGGCTTCCCAAGCGCTTGCAACTTCTGGAACATTTAAAAGTCGTTCTGCCTGCGTATCTGTATTAAGACCTAATTGAATATTACGTACGTCCTGAAGATCTTTGTCGGTCGGCTTTTGTTCTACATACTGCTTAGAAGCGGCAAGCTCCTCTGCTTTGTTTCCACGGAAACCAGCAGGTTTCCCTTGATTGGTGTAATGGTTTAAATAAAAACCATTCTCACCATAGCGTTGAGTAATATCAACGTTATCATCGGCCACAGCAGCAGCCCATTGTTGAAAAACTTCAGGGTTTTGTTGTTTGTAATAACTTGGATCAAACTCACCAAATGGAGGTTTAGCTCCAAGGTTAGAGTCCCATTGCTGAAGTTTTTCTGTTGTGTAATAAGCTTTGTAATAATTTTCCAGAGTTCCTTTTAATGTGTCATCAATACCTTGTATGCCTCTAATAATATTTCTTTGTCCTACATAATCACCCCCCTGGGTAGATGCAGTAACTTGTTGAACTTTGTTATAAGCATTATTTTTATTTGTGTTACTTGTATTTAATTCTTGATTTACAGCGCTGAGTTCTTGAATTTTTTTATTCTCTTCTGCATTCTTATTGTTGATGGCTTGATTGGCGTTATTGGTTTTAGTGTCAGGAATATCTCGACCTGTTTTAATCCAGCCAGCACCTCTGTACCACTGCACTTCTGGCATGGTAAGATTTGTTGGTAAATCAGTTGGTAATAATTTAAGTTGGCCGCCTTCTATTGTTGGATAATCAGTTTTTTCATAGACAAGATTCCACTTACGCGCTGCTGGATCATATGAAAGTCCCATGTCAAACTGCCGGTTTTAACTCTTGTAATGGATAAGAAAAAATGTCAACAACTTCCTGTGACATCCAAGCTTTGATTCTTTCCATCTTAACCTGAGTAAAGAATTCTTGTTGTTGATACCATTGTTCTACAGCAGTACTGCCTTTGTTACTATTGCAACGGCGGCAGGCAGGAATCAAATTATTTCTATTGCTAGAACCGGACTTAAACCTTGGGACAATGTGGTCAAGACTTGTAGCAACGTCTTCACAATAAGCACATTTGTAATCCCAGAACTCGTAAATAGATTCTCTAAATTTCTTTTTTGCTAACTTTGGAGTTAATTCGACCAGAAGAGCAAGGGGCGCGTGCTCGTCATGGAACATACTCTTTAGTTGCCGTTAATATATTTTAAGATTCCCAAGCCAATTTAAAGTTTTAAAATTTCGTAAAGAACCCTTGACATGCCTTGTCATCAAGGTAGTGTATATCTGAACACGCCCTTGTTTTTCATGGCGGCCACAACAGGTTGGGTTACAGCCAACAAAGCATGCGAGTCCCTGGGACTTGACAAGAAAACCCTTTTCAAAATGCGCGACGATGGGACCCTCCGCCTGGGTCCCCATTACGCCGCATTTAAAGACACGTTCTCGCGTGACTCGTATCGTTGGAATCTTACTAGCGTGCGCAAGGAATTAAGGAAGAAAGGGATTCCTTTTGTTGATCCACTTTCTTTGGGAAGTACAACGACTTCCTCAACTGATATGCGAGTTGAAGGTCAGTGATGTTTAATGAAACTTTTTGAGTTTCAATTGAATTGCTAAGTTTACTTTTAATCTTATCAAAGCAGTCTTCAAGATTTGAAGGCTGCTTTTCTTTTAGTTGAAACAAGATAATCCACTGTGGATGTAGTGGTTTGATTTTCTTTTTCTTTGTTGTAATTGAAATTGTGTTGTCTGAGTTCCAGGTAAAACTCTTTAATTCTTTTGGATGTACACCATAAGTTGCTGCCATACCAAAGAGCCAGGCTGCAGCACCAAAACTTTTGATCCTAGATAACTGAAAGTAATCGTCTACGATCGCCTGATCGGGCGGAGGGGGATGGATAGGTTTCATTGGTCTCTGGCGTTTAGGCCAACTAAACCTTAAACCTTACCAGGCCCAGGGACGCATTAATGTGGAAATCTTGTTGAGTCTTAATAGACTCAATACAAGTATACACTAATCCAACATTGTAAAGTTTTCTATCAATATCTTATCTGTTGCAATGTTGAACAGCTTTTGAATTACGGGATACAAAATTGGTGATTGCGCATTACGTGGTGGAACATCCATGACAGAAAGAGAACGCACTGTTTTAAAGTATTCTCTATCCTTTTGAATTTTAATTTCAGTTTGTTTTACAAGCCTTTGTTCCCATTCAACCATGCCTGTAATACCTACAGGAAAATCAGATGGTTCTGGCGGAAATAATTTGTCCCTGAATTTAAGTGCATAGATGTGTTTGCAATATCTCAACTCATCTAACAATGGAGTCCAGTTATCTGAAATCGAAAGAATAATGTCCTGAGGGATTGAGTTACCATCTGTTTCCAAGGAAAAAGTACTGTAATCGTCATAGCCTGGCATACCTTCTGCCGTGGAGCCAGGGATGGAGATGTTAGACGTGCTTCTTTTGTAGATCGCACCAAACTCTCTGTAGACACCAGGGTTGTCACGTGTTGCTTTTATATCGGTATTTGATGCATCGGTAACGGTGTAATCTAACTCAAATCCTTCAGGTGCGTATACATCCAAGCTGCGATTGACACCTGGTGCTGTCATTGCACTGTTGTTGACAACCCCATCTACTTGCGTAACTTCAAAACGACCAGGTTTAATAGCAGATACATTTGTTCTTGGGAAAAACTTCTTGGTTGTATTTGCCCCTCCCATTACAAATGAATAATCTCTATGCGTAAAATCTTGGCAAGTGCAAGCATATCTCGATCCTGTAATCAAGAATCTGCCAGGGGTAAAACCAACAGGAGAAGGAGAAATAAATTGTTTATCTGGTGATACGTAAACGGAACCTGATTTTTTGAATGTCAAGATACCGGTGTCTTGATTGATTGCAACAACAACTGCTTGAACGTAACCGTATCTAGTTTGAGTGTTGGGATTAATTGTGTCACTTGTAATGATAGGACCGTCTTGAACGAGGACACGATCTTCAAAGATTTCTGTATTGGCAGGTTTTAAACCATTAGGTTGCCCTGGTACTGGAATATAAAATGGCGCTGGAAGTGGGTTGGCAGAGCTCCAAGTTCCAGTTAGTTTTACATACCAATAGAAAGAATCTTCCGTTACACTCTCTACGGATAGCTTTTGAGTGCTAACAGGATCTGTTAATTGATCTGTGCGTACAGAACCTGCATAACGCCAAATGGCCCAATGCATCCCAAGCTCTTTGTTGCTTGTTGGGAAGCCAACAAATGCACCAGAAATTACAGTGTTTGCATTACCAGAACTTGCGCTATCTGGTGTTTCGTATCTGAACGAGAATGTATATTCATTACTGTATGTGTAGGCATTAGCAAGTTCATATCCTTTTCTCCATCTTGACCAAGCTGATTCCCTATTGGCAGCGTAGATTGAATCTGGGACGCTGCCCTTAGAGAATTCTGTTGTGATTGGTTTAATGACGCCAGGGTTAAATGGCTTTACTTCTTGGAAATTACCAAAGTTATTGCCACTTTTTTTGGCCATTTATCAGAAGAAACCACCCTGTGCAATGACATGTGCGCCAGGGGTGTAGCCAGAGATGTTAGGACCATCCGGGAAGACGCCAACGTACAGGCGATCACCACGCTCTAAGTACACTCCTTTATTGCGAAGAGGAGCAGTGCTGCCCAAGCCAGTGGTATTGCCAGCAGACATGACAGGAGCAGCAAGAGTCGGGAGGACATCTGAACAGTCAACCTCCTGTGTGTTAGCCGGAACGGTCTTAGCAAACACAACACGGTAGTCCCCGGAAGCAGGGACGGGATTGGTTGTGCCGCGAGTATGGTACAACACAAAAGTCACGGCTGGTTGAGTGCCGTAGTTAGTCCCGTTGTACGTAAACCCTTGTGCGATGCCCCCAGAGTAGTGGAGGGCGGTGTTGACGCCCGTCAGCGTGGTCGAACCGGTGTAGGTGTAGTAACCAACGCCACTGCCCGCTCCGCTGCCCGTGAGGATGCCTGTAGCGGTCACGTTAACGATCTGACCACTAACAAAGGAAACTATCGTTCCAGACGTTGAGGCGCTTACTGTGTAATCAGCAGCACGATAGAAATCATTACGAACAATCTTGACCGAATCAACGACACCACCATTGTTATTATCTTCACTCAACGTTGCGTCCATATCGACAAGAATCGCCGGAACTTGGCCGCCCTGCACAAACAGAGTATTATTGGTTGCACTACCAGCAATCTGAGTAGTTACCCTGACGGCATCATAAAGCGGCCTGTCAATAAAAACAGGGGACTTGTTTGTGGCGGTCGACGACATGTAACTGTACCTAGGTTGTTTTTATTATAAATCAATTAGACACCCATAGCCGTGTATTGAGCCATGCTAAAAGGCTCACTAGGCATCTTTGCAGTTGAACTGAATAAGAGTTCGGGATTAGATTGAAGATTTAAAAAAGTTTGAAACAATTCTCCAACATCTGATTTGGGTTGGAATTTAAATTGTTTTTTCCTAATGTAATCTGAGACTTGCTGCGGGTACTGACGATATTCATCTAAGCCCGCAAATCTAGCATCACTTGGAAGATAGGCATCGGAATCAACAATTTCAGAAAACCTAGCCATTACACAAAATCCTCCTCGTCGCCAGCTCTTAGTCGATCTAAGAAATCTTGAAGATACACATCTGCATTCATATTAACTTCAGGTAAAAAACTTTGTTGTCTTTGAAAATTTGGAATTACTCCCATGATAGTGCGAAGTAAATTGGCGCCAAGCCTATTGCCATCTTGAACAGGTGTTGAGGCTACAGGAGCTGCAGGACTTTCAGGCGTTACAGGTAAATCACCAAGAACGCGACGAGCATTTTCATATAAATCGCCACCTTTTTTAAACCTAGGAAGAGCGCTAGATACTGAAGTACCAAAAGAATCCTTGGCTTTTAATGATACGTTTGGATTGCCACCAAGAACAGTTGCATAAGCGCGATCAATACCCATTTGACCGGGTTTAAAACCACGGTCTTCAAAATATTTTAAAACAGCGGGCATCTGCCCGGCTCTTGTTTGAGGTCCAGAAATGCCATAAAGCTTTTGTTCGTTTTGTCCAAACTGAATCAAGCCCTTATGTCGACCGCCCGCACCACCAACAATATTGGGATCCATGTTGGGGCCTGACTCCAGAGAAAGGAATCCGCCAAATTCATAAGGATCTAAACCTAATTTTTGCGCCCCACGGAAGATGGCCATCCGCTCTTCATGGGGGAGAGTACCAACGCGTGGAGCAGGCATGATAACTGAGTCTTTATTCTCCTACCCAATTTGAATTTGCCTTAAGACCAGGGACAAATACTGCTTGGAGAGCCACAACTAAACTCAGTTTGGCAGTGAGGCGTCGAAGGAAATTACGGCAAAGAATCATTGGGTTACTGCAAGGACGCTGGTCTCCGTAGATCAAATGATCTGTTATCCAGCAGGTGGACTTACCCACAAATGTGGCGCCAAGTAACCCTAGTTTACCAAAGGGTTATTTTAAGCGTCCTTCGAAAGCACGCTTGAGTAATGCAAGTTGAGTCTGAGTCAGATCCTCAGAAGAAGGAACGTCAAATCCTTTCTTGAAAACGTTCTCACCAATCATTGAAGAAGGTGCTTGCCCTGGCACGCTAACGCCAAGCTGCTGTGCGTTTGCGCCCATACCAAATGCATTCATATTACCGGCTTGTGCTGAGCCAGGGAACTGCACTCCACCTGGTGCACCAACTTGTTCACTGGCCTGTTGATACATGGTTTGTGTAACACCAGGAATATCCTTACCAAATACTTGAGATCCCGACATTGATGCAGATGTCTGGTAGCCCACCTGTCCAGGCCTTACTTGTTTTGCAAGCGTAGGGTTAGTAGTTGCCCAGATCTGAAGACCAATCCGTTCTTTGTCTTCGGGACTTGCTGCGTTATATGCTTTAGTTAACTCAGCCACTTGATACTTTTTAACAAGAGGATCTTGAGCTGTTTGTTGAGCTATAGAAGATTTTTCTTGTTGATAAGCACGTTCCTCGGGGTTTCGAAATGCAGTTTCTGCGGCTGCAAAAGTAGAAGGTGTATTAACGGCTGGCTGAAAAATAGAGGGTGGTGGATTTATTGCTCTGCCTGTTTTGAAATCATATTCAATTCCATTGACTGTATAGTTTTTACCTTGATTGGCGACGCCTGTAGACATTCTTTTTCTATCTTCACGCGTTGGCATTAGGCCTGCATTTCCCAGTATTTGCTGAACCTTATCGGCTCCATAAAGCAAACCACTTAAGCCTGTCGCTTGACTTCCTAAACCACCAAGTTTACTGAGTATTGATAAATCCATTACCGGCAAACCTCATGTAAATAAAGACGTGACCCAACAGAAACGTCAGCAGGGCCTGGAAGCGCCTGAATAAATTCAGCGCCAGACCTTTCGTAACGATAACGAGCCTGGAATGGATCCTTGTAGTTGGGGACGTAAAGAATATGTGCTAGACGATTTGTTTCGTACAGGTAAATTTCGTCCCAGACCTTTAATGCTTCTCTGGCATTACTGGAACGAATTGTACGATCAACGTCGCCAACAATATTCTCAACGCGGGTGGAAGGCGTTAGAGCAACTTCAGTTTTCTTTTCGGCCGTATCACAACGACCAATCTGAATGATGATCTTGTCGTAAAAGTAAGAGTCCGGAACAGTGTTAAGTGATTCCTCTAAACGAGCGTAGTCACCAGCAGGAACCGACACCACATAGTAACCTAAGTGGTACCGAACTCTACTCTTATCAAAATCACTGAGCTGCACAGCTTGCGCCCTATTTAATCTTCATTATAAATTGAAGTAATCAAGCAAAGAGTTGCATTGCTTGTTCAGGGGTAATGATACCTGCTTGCAGGGGGGAAGGTGCTTGCATTGATGCATTGCGACGTGCTAAAGCAGTTTGCAAAACACTTTGAATTAAATCTTCTTTTCCTAAAAGTTCGGCCAACAATTTATCATTCCTTTGCTCATTTTGTTGCCTACTATCTCCAGGGAGCTGGGGAGCCTGAGGGATTGCCCCCAATACATTTACATCCCCTGCTTCAGGACGATCAATATTGCCGTGACCAACACGTGCAATAACACGTCCACTTGGATCCAAGGACTCAGAGAAGTATCCATAACCCCCGCCGGAACCTCGCCTTACTTTTCCTCCAGCAACAGCAGGTATATAAATAGATGCGTCTTCTACTGCACCTTTAGCAAATCGACTCTTGCCTATAAAAGGTGTAAAGTAATCTAGTGATTGCCATCCAGTATGTTGACTGTGTCCGTGTGCAGCAGCAGCTCTTTCTAGCAGAGCTGCTTTCTCGGCTAACTTTGCATCTGGATTCCAACGTTGACCAGAAACTGCAGTGTTAGAAAATTCAATTTCTCTTCCAATTGATTTATTTTGTCTTGCAATAGCATCAACCATCTTTACCTTTTCAGCAATAGGTAAAGATTGCAAAAGTTTTAAATCTTGATGATAAGGAGTTCCGCTACCGCCTTTTCCTGGAGGGGCAGTGAATCCAGATCTTTCTGTGTAATACGCCATTATTGTTTTCTTTTTATTCTAAAACTAAAAACCCCTGGTTTCCCAGGGGCAATAAGGAGATGTAGTTTAGATGCGGATCAGATCAGCGGCAAAAACGGAGTCCCAATCAACTCGACGAATTTGACGCAACTGGTCGAGATTACTGAATCTTTCACCGGAAAGTGACAGTTGTAAATCTTTAATCTCTCGAGCAGTCTTTAATCCAATTCCTTTGATATGATCTGCAATCATCTGTGCCGTAGCACCGTTGATATTGAGACGCGTATCAGGAGGAAAGTTGCGAGGTTCTTCGTTAGCTGCTTTGTCTTTCACCTGAAGAGTTTTTACCTTCTTCGTTGCTGGCTCATCAGGAGAGAGTTCGGTTCGATAAGCGGTATAAAGGCGACCATCTTGATCTTCAACCATGAACCAATCGCCGTTATCCCATTCGCTAATGATTCGAACTCTTGCTCCTGTTTTGCGGTGACGATGAAGAATTTCTTCAGAGAGAACAGACATAGGACCAGAAAATGTATCTGGTCCTAGTTTAACCTAATCAGCTAACAGTGCGACCCAGGAGGTAGCCATCGATGTCCTCGTAGCCAGGAGCTTCATCAGGTTGGATGTAGCACACTTCAACCACGAAGTAACCGGTACGACCAGCAGACTTGTCGGCATCGGAAAGATACCAACCGCCTGCAGTGCCACTGGTAACAGTAGCAGAAGTACGCGAGAACACTTTATAGGTAGCAGCGCTAGTGATCTGCTTGTAGATCGAACCAGCGTCCACACCTGCTGCGCCAGTGGCAGTAAGAAGAGGGTTGGTGCTATAAGCAGCGGTACCACCAGCGAAGAAGATTTCACCTTCTTGACCACCGGAAACGGTGCTAGCCAGGTTGGCCTGAGCAACGCCTTCACCAGCAGTGCCACTCGACACAAGGCCGGTAGCAAAGGAGATGACGCGACCAGTGGTGGCATACACACCAGAAGCAACGCGGCCATCACCCCAGCCCGAAGCAACCGAGATGGTTGCACGATAAACGTAAGCAGGAAGGGTCGAGGAACCGCTGATCACCATGCCGGTGATGTCAGTACGAGTGTCATCGTTCCGATAAGGGGAAGGAACAATAACGTTACCGGAAGCAACAGCACCATCACCGGAGTTGGTGGTGACGGGCACATAACCACGCTGTTGGAAGTAGCGATAGCCAGGGATAGCCAACACCGAAGTGGGGCCACCTTTTGAACCATCATTGGTGCCAGCGTAGTCGGCATCAATGTTCTTGTACCAACCGTTCAGCGGCTCTGCCCAGTTACCGGGGTAGATTTTTTTAGACGAGAGATAGGTCATTTATTTCTCCGTATGGTTTACTTATGTTTTTACTTATCAGACGCTGCCGTCATCGGAAACGAAGCTGTAAGCGGTGGTGATGAAGTCTTTGTTCAGAACTTCGAAACCAGCGTACAGTTGCCAGATCAGAATAATGAAACGGCTGAAGTCGTCGTTATTGTTGATCAGCACCTGAGCATTGGGGCCGCCAATACCAACACCAACGGCCTGAGGGCCAAAGAAGAAACCTTGAGCAACTTCTTGGTTGGAGTAGGAAGCAGGAGTAGCAAAGCTAGCCGAAACAGTCTTGGTGGGGAAGTTGGTCGACTCGAAGAACTTCACACCTTCAAACTGAACACCAGTCGGCATGACGGGTTCACCAGCCAGGAAATAAGCCTGACCAGCCTGGGGACCCATATAGAAGCTGGCGTTGTTAGGCATCATGGGGTTACCCATGTACATGCCTTGGCCAGGATTGCCGCTGTAACGAGCGATCTCACGGAAGTCAGGATCACGACGCAGGTGCATCATGAAAGTGGGATCGCAAATGCAACGATACAGACCATCGGTGAAGGTCGGCACGTTACGCTTACGCATATCCTTGACAACAGTCAGCAGGTCGGTACGAACCGAGAATTGCTGAAGGTCGGCAGTATATTCAGTAGCGGTGTAGGTGATTTGACCGGAAGAGTTCTTGGTCTTACCACCAGGGAAGAAGTAACCGCCTTGGGTGGTAGAAGCTGCACCATTGGCTTCGGCTTTGGCCAGTTCGTCAATGAAGACGCGGTCACGCCAACGGCGATAGTCGTCAAGCAGCGTCAGGCTACCGATCGACTGGTGGAACATATTCAGGTTGCCGGTGTCCAGCAGCAGACGCTGGGCGGTAACCAGAGTTTCACGAGCAATCTTGAAGGTCGAAGGCTGAGTCGGATCGCCCGGGTCAGCAGGACCGGTGTATTCCTTAAGCACCACCAGGACCTTTTCCTTGGTGATGTTACGGCTATTAGCAGTACCAATAGTCTGGTCAGCAATGCGCTCACGGCTGTCCTTAGTACCAGGGGTACCCCAGAACTTGTAGCGGTCGAGCTGAACGGTTTGACCAGGTTGACGAGTGAAGTCGTGAACAACAACAGGCTCTACGGCCATTTCGCAGATGTACGCCGGGTGGGGGCGATACAGTTCTGCACCCAAAATCTTGGGGAAATCGGTATCAAGAAACACTTTAGTTTATCCTCCAGTACGCAGGACTTTGTCGGGTGAAAGATTCAGACAAGAAATGTCTTATCTAAAACAAATTTTAGCAGTTGATAATTTATCAACTAATGTAGCGAAGAGTAGGGGTACTCGAACGTGCCCCTGGTGTATTACTAGAACCCGCAAGTTCGGGATCAGTAATTACATTTTGATTAATCATTGGAATCAAATTAGAAGCCAATTCAATTCCGCCAGCCGCACTACCTGCTCCGAGTGCTGCTGTACCAAGCTGATTCACAAGCATTTGATTTTTCAACATTTGCGAGGATCCAGGTTGGCCTGCATACATTCGAGCTCCAAGTCTTTCCATATTGGCCGAAAGATCTGGTGCAAGACTCTTTGTTCTTCCGGCTAATTTAGTAAGGCCTCGTGAACCAAGATTCTGTGCTCCTGTAAGATATTCTGCAAATTTACCTGCAATGGGACCAGAGGTTGGCGCAACCGCACGCCCAAATCCCATGCCCAACGCACCTAGACCTGCTCCTGCTGCAGCTCCACCAATAGCTCCTGTTAAGCCATCTTCCTGGGCACCCTTGGCGCCGCCAATAACGGCACCAAGAGCAGCAGGAACGCCATAAAGGGCGAACCTATTCATATCACTCCATCACAAACAGTTTGTTAGCCAGGACTTGAGGCTGAGCTTGGTTGATGACGCGCCAGGCGTTCTGGGGATCACGTGCCATCACATCGTTAAAGGTGCCCCAGAAGTTTTCAGGTTGCTGAGGAGCAGCGGCAGCAGGAGGAGCAGGAAGCTGACCATACTGAGGATTGACAGGCTCAGTGCGGTAACCAGGAGTCTCCAGTTGCTGCTCACTTTCGTACACAGGGTACGGACCTTCGGGACCAAAGAACTTCAGCGTGTAATCGCTAAGGACATCAGGATTAGTCAAGATTTCGTTGTAAGCCAGGTTCTCCTGGTGCTCATTGACAGCGAACTGAGCGTAACCCTGAATGGTATTAGCGGCGCGATTTCCCCACGCGACGGCGCTGTCCAGCATTTGCTCCAGGTTCAGAGCGTAGTTGTTCAGGATTCCCGGTGCCTCGATCCCGAACGCGTCCATCACCTGACGGCTTTCCCCGCTCATTCCCAGGTAATCCGCGATTTGCTCCAAGGAGGGACTCGAGGAAGTTTGGGAAGAGCTGGGCAATGAGGCCGGGTTGGGCGACCAAGTCTGCGGAGCCGATTGTTGCGTAGCTGGGCTGCTGGGAATTCCGTAATTCGCCGGGGTATACGCTGTCGTCGGTGCGGAGGGTTGACCCTGGAACGGGGATTGGACTGGTGCGCTCAGCAGGTTCACCACCTTGTTGAACGCCGATTCCCATGGGTTGCCCTGGGAGTCCGCCGGTTGGGATTGGGGGGCGTATTGAGACGGGGCTGATTGGTAATTGGGGCTCGCCTGAGGTACCGCTTGCGGGTAGCTGGTACCCACTTGGTACGCTTGGGGCGCCACCTGGTAGCTGACCGGTTGGCTGGACGGAGCCGGAGTCACGTAACTGCTGGGAGCTACGGCCACCTGTGCTTGGCTCGTCTGTGGGATCGATTGGACGGTAGCGTCCTGCATAACTCATCTCCTTTTGTAAAGCTTCGAGAGTTCGATACAGATATGGGGTTAAATCCAGTCTGGGATCCGCAGCCATCGGTAAGTCCGGTGATTGCGGGTGAGGGGTCTGCATCATGCCTCCCACCAAGCGAGCGAATGAAGAATAGGCATTCTGCAATTCACCCACCATCCTGAACGGGAACCCAGATAACATCTCGGCCCGCTCCTCATCCGTTTTTGACGGGAAGAGGTATTTCAGTGCTTCAATGCTATCAACACCTAATTCTTGTAAGTTGCGCACCACGATGGAGTTGTTAAGGATGTCCTGAGTGGAATCCTCATAAACAGGCCCTAACCAACGCCATTGAATTGTGATGTCACCATCAGGAATAAGACCCAGCACTCCTGGCGGAATTTGCTGAGTTCTTACGCATGCCATCATCAGTTGTTTAATCCGTTCTTCAAAACCAATAAGAGCATCTTTATACATCTGAATCTCTCCTTCAGATGCGTCTTCTGCTGGTTCCACAGGCTTTTCAAGTCCTGCTGCTGCAGCAAGGGTTTCCCTAAAAAGACGTTCTTCTTGGAAGATAATTAATTCTAGACAACGACAAACACCATACGTATAAATAGCAGTTGCTTTTTTCTTGGAAGTAGCAGCTACGCGACCAAACAACGATTTATATTCTGTGGCAGTAACACCAGCAGAAATTGAAAGCTCATCAACGCCACCAAGGGCAGTACGAATCTCTTCTCTGTATTGGCGAGCAAAGGCGTTCTGGTCACCAGTGATGGCATCTGGAACGATGTAACCAACCCTATCGTTTGGCTCCAGGTTAGCAATGATGCGTGGAACTCGGATCTGTCCATCAACACCACGACTAATTGGATCTGCTTTGAAAGTAGAACGACTTAAAGAAGATGCACTACCAAAGCCAGAATTTGCTGCAATAGAAGGACGTTGAACAACGCCATCATTACCAGCTTCAATAAGGTCAGTCTTTGGACGAGAGGAAAGAAGTGTTGGGTTACCAAAGAATTGAACATTTTTCCGCATTGTGCGGATCATTTCATCATGCGTAACAATGTGATTGGCAAGTGCATCAAATTCACCAACGCCCTCTGTAGAAAATCCCTTGGGATTGTTAAAGATCTCTACGCAGGGAATAAAGCCGAGAGTATTGCGATATGTCTTTGTTTTACCAGGGGTTACACCCATGGGCTGGTCAAAAGAAATCTCACCTTCTGAATGAGTTTCTTCAATTGTTTTTCTTTTGATTGAAAGACGAATGTAACGCTTGGTGCCTTGGCCCCCAAGGGTTTCCATTCCAGTGATTGAACCTTGATTAATATCTTGATTAAAGCCAAAACCATTTTTGACTTTATAGCTGTATATGATAACGACCTCATCCAGTTCACCATCAACGTTGTAATAAGAACGATACTCGTGCTTACGGAAGAAGTAAAGACGATAGTTGCTTTGAGTAGGACGGATATAAAACAAGCCCTGGCCGTCGCACAAGAAGTAGTCCCAAATGGAATCCAAATGAGTGTCAATTTGATTGTATTTGACTACTCGGTCGATAAAGTCTTTTCGTTGACTTCCAAAGTTGTCTTGAGCTGGAAAAAATTCAACACCCTGCCGGATGCCAAACATTTTCATCTGTGCTAAGTGGGCTGCAACAACGCCAGTGTCTACGCCAATCCCACCGTCTTTCTCAAGATAGGAATCAACAATTTCTTTAAGACGAGATTTAGCGTCGGCAGCCATTAACTATTTTCAACCCAATGGAATTAGTTTAACAGTTTTGATTAGGAAACATATTTATTTAAGAAACCTGCCGGAAGCTGCTGACCGATTTGAGGTCCCAGGTAAAAACCTGCGTTACCCATGGGATTCATGCCGGGCATAAAAGCTTGTGGCAAAGCGTTTTGACCAGGCACCGGAACAGGAATTTTGTTAGGAGAACCATAGACACTTTCAATTGCTCTTGGATCCTCTCCTGGGAGCTTGGGTTGTGTAGTCCGGCGAGCTCGTCCTGGGATTAAAAACTCAGCCGGATTACCAGCAATAGTGTTTTGTATGCCCGCTTCATTACCCATGAACGTGCCGTAAAGACCAGCCATTGTTATATTGTTATCTTGTTTCTATTTTACTCTTCTATTACTTCGTAACCACTTTCGTCATTCAAACGAGAAAGGACAATACCTTCTCCTTTGAGGTCCCATGAAAGAATGTCTCCTTCCTGCCAGCCAAGTTCTTCAATAATTTCTTCGGGAAACTCAATAAAAAGTTCTCCGTCTTGATCTTCTTGAATCTCAATAATGTAGCTGGTCATTTCAAAAGGCGATCCATCATTCTGTCCAGCTTACTATTAATTTCTTTAAAGGTGTCGTGCATATGCTGAATTTCCCGTAAAAAATCAACCTTTAATACGTATTCCAGGGGCATGCGGTTGAAACTATCATCAAGATTTTCAACCTTTTTTTCTTGAATCGTCACGCGATCAGAGAGCTGTTTGATTCGTTCATGCGACCTGGATAACAACTTATTGGCTGCCCAGGTACCACCTGAAATGCCTGCAATACCAGTTGTAATCAGAATCGCCAGGTACTCAGGTCCCATGGCAAAAGCTTTTTTTCTTATTCTAATCGTCAGTAATCAACTTGAAGATTCCCTTTCTTTGCTAATCCGTTTACGAGCCAAACGAGCGCGTCGACGGTATCGTCGTGACTACTAACACCAAAGTTAGTAAGTTCTTCAAACATAGCAGTGAAGTTTCGGTAGCGATTAAAGATGAGCTTTCGATCTTCAAACATACCCATAATTCCTCTGAAGCGAGCTAGTTTATCTGCCCTAAAACCTTTAACTGGATGCCAAATTAAATTGTAAAGATTATCTCCGTTTAAACAAATACGTTTAAAGTCAGCTTCCAGAGATGCCTGATACTGTACAGCTTCTCCCCAAATATCACACGTATTGTAAGTCGGGAAATAATTGCCGTTACTATCTCTACCTATAATTGACCAGTCATTAAGTAACTCTTTTAAAGCGTCAAGTTTTTCTAAGTTACCCATGACACGCATGCGGCGATAATCAATGATGTGAACTTTGTCACCAAGCCGTCCGCCAAGAACAAATACGGTGTAATCATTCTTTTCTTTAGTACCAGCAGAGAGATCAACCCCAACCCCAAGAGCATCAAACTCAGTTGCAATCTCAGCTTTAACAATCAGTTCAGGCGCAAGAGATAGTTCATTCTGCCTGACGATTTGATTCATGTACTGAAAAGAAAAAGCAATTGGTGCTTGCCGTTTCTTTTCTTTTAAGTAGTCAAGAGACCACATTTCTGGCCAATAAGACTCCTCATCTCCAGTTTCTGGATCACTTTGAATAGCAGAAAGAACAATCTGCGTCCAGTTGTTTTGCGAATTAAAAGTAGTTGCATGAATGTCATCATGCCTAAATCTGGTGCCAAGACAGATCGCCCTACCACCTTCGAACATGGTTGGTGCAATAACTGCGTTCCAGTTATCCTGCATCATTTTCCTGATGTCAGGATTGGAAATATCTGATGAGCTTTTGATAGCGTCATCGATGATTACAAGTTGACTTCGTTTTGAAGTAACTGAACCCTTTAGGCCTGCAGCGCAAAGAGTAAATTGTTCTTCACCGGCAATATCGATACCCGCAAAACGATGATCAATTGACCAGTACTCATTACTCGTTACGTTCTTGAGTAGTTTTACAGTTGGAAAAACTTCTTGATATTTTTTGCTTTCAATAAGTCTTTTAATGGTTGCCGATTTAGATCGTGCAATATCAACAGTATACGAAAGATAAAGAATCTGTAACGGTCTTTTGGCTGCCGTATGGACACCAATGGCCCATGCCGCAAACAAACCTGCGACAGTGGACTTAGCTGAGCCCCTAGGCGCCAATAGGTCAATGTTGGGACCAGCAACCTTGAGTAAACAAGAGCTGTCCTGGTTGGTTACCAGGTGCCGATGCCAGTCCTGGTGATGTTTAGCTGGTGGCTTATCGGCTACGTAATCACAGAAAAAACCAAAGTCTTCTCTCGCCTGCTCCAAGATATCTTCATTATCGTGCTTACGAACGCGATGCTTTTGTGCAGCGGCTTGAGCATTACGCCTGTAAGCTTGATGAAGATGTGCAGGCACGATATAGCCAGTAAGTTAGTTAATACTAACCTACTCTTTCGTCTTGTTGCGTTTTTGTTCTTGATATTTACGTGCCTTATCTAAAGCTGCTTTGCGCTTTTCTTTGTCATTCATCTCGGAACCATCTTCTTTTTTGGCTTCTTTCTTTTTAAAGTGTTCCACCAGTTGAGGTGGCATCTTACCTTTTGTCATTTATTGTTTTGTGCGGCGTTACGCATGCGATCTACGAGTTGTTTGTACTCAGGCGTACCAGGATCAGGCAGACGAGTGGAACGGCCAGGACCAAAAATAATTCCGGAACGGATAGGAACATTAGTTGGTGGTTGCTGTTGTTGCATTGACACTATTCATTTAATTGCATTTTAGCCCACACTGACATTGATGCTTCTTGCAGTGGACCTTCAATAGGATCATCTTTGAATACTGCAAGCAACTCACGAATGGCTTGATCAGCACCAGCCATCAGTAAGCCTTTGCGGTCCTTAACGATTGTGTACGATTCAACTTGATTAATGGTGCCACGCAATTCTTTTGTCATTGCCGCAAGCCTGGCAACACCGGCGTCACGCTTAACGGCAAGATTCTCAATATCTTCACGCAACTTACGCATGTCTTCTTGGATCTCTTCGATCTCGTTAAGAAGAACACGCAAGTGATCTGGTTTTTTGTAATGAGTCAATACCCAGGCGTTGCAACCTGTGATGGATCCTCTGTACCCAAGGAACCTAGAATATAAATAAATCTCAATTACAGAGTATGTTTTCTTGGCAAATTCAAGAAAACTCTCTTGAGTAGCTGAGTCTAAATTATCAACCCACTGATCAAACAGCTCAATATCGATAAGCTCGTTGGGACTGACCGTAGTCCCGCGCCTCATCGGCTTGTTTGAATTGCTGGGACTGTTCAGAAGAGGTTCGTTGCTCTTCTGCTCCTTTGCCAATAGTTTCTCGTTCTTGCTCACCAGCAGTCTCCATTTTCTTTTTGGAAAATTCGTAGGCAACACCAGCCGCCTGACGATATTTATCTAGATCAAACCAATCATCAACATCGGTTTGTCCAGCGGGAACACTGCTAGTCATAATAACAAATTATGCCGACTTTGGTAAAGGAAGTTTTTTGTCTAAACGCTCTTTATCTCGTTTAGATTGTTGAAGCCGCTCCAAAAGATTGCGATATTTATCCAGGTCAAATTCCGGACCTAAAGGTTGGTTTTGGCCTGAATTTTGCATATCGATCAGAAGTTAGACATCATACTAGCAAGGCCCTGCGAGAAAATATCGCGACGACCCTCGACGGATTTTTGACGCTGCTGACGACCTTTGGAAGCTTCCAAACGATCTAGCAATTCCTGAAAACGATTCAGATCAAAATCAGTTGCGGTATCGGTACCGGAAGAAGCAGTCATTGTAGGAAAATTTTACTAAACAATTAGAAATTAGACATCATACTAGCGAGGCCTTGCGAGAAGATATCGCGGCGACCTTCAACAGATTTCTGGCGTTGCTGACGACCTTTGGAAGCTTCCAGGCGATTTAACAGTTCCTGAAAACGATTTAGGTCAAAATCAGTTGCGTAATCAGTTCCAGAAGAAGCAGTCATTATAAAAAGATTCGCTAAACAAATTATAGCAAGTGTAAATTAACTCCAGAATCCAGACAACGCGCTAGACATAACGTTGCCCCAGCTACTAATTTTAGCTACTTCTTTAGATCCTTCGTTCTTTAATTTCTGTACTTGACTATCAATTTCGCCTTGAAGATTAGTCAAGCCAGCACTGTAAAGATACTGTCTGGTATCACGAATGTTTTGTACTTGCTCTTGAAGTTCAAAAGGAGTACCAGTAACTTCTTGACCAAAATCAGGAGTTGTAACTTTAGTTCGTTCGGCAAGATCTCCAGAATACTGAGGAAGAAGCGACTTATCAAATTTAAATGCACGTTTACCTGTTCTTTCACCTTTTTCATCGACTGTTTGTTTGCCAAACATCGTGTCATAGTAATTATCCAGGTAACTTTGATTAAATTTCTTTTGATACTCAGGACTTTTGGCAAGAGAACCTTTAAAGTCCTCCATGGTCCCGTAGTAACCCTCTTGGAATCGCGTCTGAGCCTTGGCAAGCTCTTCTCCTGTGGCTTGCCTACCAAGAAGCTCTTCATACGCCGCTGAGATCCCCGTGGCTCTCTTTCCAGGGAGAGATGCTGTGTATTGTTGAGTCAGTTCTTGGATGTCCGCTTCTGGCGGAGTCATCTCATATTTAGCTGCATAATCACGCAATTGATTAGCAGCAGACTCATATCCAATTAAGCCTTGAGCTAATTGTTGTTGAGTTGTTTGTTTTAAACCACTATATGCTGCTGCACCTGCGGCTTTGCGTGCTGTTGACTCAGCTTTAGCTTCTTCGCGCTCTTTAGCGGCACGTTCTTCTAGAACGGCTTCTTTCTCTTTTGTATATTCAAGATATTTTTTAAAGCTATCGTCGGGCGGTGGTGGAGTGTAAGTAGGTGCTGATCCCATACCCTTCTTATTTTCTTATTAGTTATTTATATTTTAACCGATAAAACGGTTGCCAAAACTAGTTGGACCAAACATACCAGTCAACTTACTTTGATCGAAAGCAATTTGATTTCTTCGATTTAACTCGGCTTCGAATAAAGCAGCTTTTTGAGCAGCTGGCGTAGTTTTACTAAGATTAGCTCTTTCTGCTGCTTCAGTTCCATATAACAAATCCTGGGGGCGGCTAAAAAAGTTTTTAAATTTTTCGCCTTCTTTTTCTCGTGTAAATGAAATATCGCCACCAGTGCCAGTGCCAAACATTGGTACCCAACGCGCTTGCCCTAAGGAACCAAGTGCTTCTGCTTGTTTATACTGGAGACCAGCTCCAGCCATAACCGCGTTTTGATAAGCAGCTTGAGCAGCGCCTTGGCTTCCAAAGATACCTCCTACTGCAGAGCCGAGTCCACCGACACCGGCCATTGCTATTGAAAAGGGATCCAATTTCGAACCTCCGCTTGAACTACTGCTTTTTAATTGAGAAGATGAACCCCCTTGAAAGGGATTCAAAGAAGAGCTATACCCAAAAGAAGGATTTGAAAAATACGGATAATCTGGGAAGCTCATTTTATTTTAACTAAGGTATTTTTGGGGCTGGAAAGAAGCAGTAACAAAATTAGGAGTAGGTGTATTTAAAACATTTGCCAGGGATTGAGTACCCATTTGAGAGCCTAAAATTTTATAGGCTGCATTTTGAGAAAAAATTTGTCCAGGAAGTTGAGCCAAATTAGCAAGCATCCCATATTTAAAACGTCTTTCGTCTCTTTCTTTTTCGTACTTGCCTTGCTGAGAAACGGCATAATCAATGTTTTCCCTGGATAACCTGGAGGCATCTTCTGCATTTATTCTCTGAAGTTCTGATGTCATAGCAGCTTGTGCCGGATTAAAACCTGTCAATCTAGCAAGAATCCGTTCATTTTCAGAAAGCTTGTTGAGATCTTCTTGTGGAGAAGTTTTGTATTTTTCATATATTTCAAAAATTTTATTTTGAGAAGTTTGAGGAGAACCATAAAAAGATTGTCCTTGTGCCGGAAAAACTTTTTTAAACTCTGTAGGATCCCAATTGCCAGCCATGGGAAATGATGGATTAGCCATTATTAACCTCCAAATTGAATTTGTGGCATGGGAAGCATTGCCGCATTGTATGGGCTGTTTGCTGCCAGGGTACGAGCAAGTGCTCCTTCTTCGGCCTTAGACCTATCCACTAACTGGAACATACCCGACATCCGGGCTAAACTTTGCGCACCTGCGATTTGAGTATTCATCATTGCTTGATTTGCGGCTAACTCATTTCGCTGCGCTCTTTCAATAATAGGTTGCATTGATTTGAGATAATTAAGTCTATTTTGACTGTCAATTTGACCAGCAGCTTTCATATATTCAATTTCATTGGTCATATTCATTCGATTCATTTTTTGTTGTCTATCCAACTCCATCTGTTGATCTAACGAAATCATTTCGCGATTAAACGCTGCGGCGGAACGCATCTTTGCGCGTTCACCAATATTAACTTTCCCAAGGATTGGTAAATTAAGAGAAAGATCTTGCATACCGCTACCAAGGCCAAAAAGACCTCCGCTTCCTGCAAGTGCTTGTGTTGCACCTTGAGCAGCTTCAGGAGCTGAGCCTGTTATTCCTTGTACGCCACGGGCGGCAGCTTGTTGCGCTTGATAACCAACAAACGAAGGAGCTAAGTACCTCAGTGCCATACCAGCAGCCCTGACTGGTAAAGGACCTTTTTCTAGCAATCCTTTAGTAAGAGCGTTAGTTAACATATTTGTTGCTTGGCCAGCGACAAGTCCAATAGGCGCACTAGCAAGACCTGCTATTGGATCCTGGAGTGTTGTCTCGACGGCACCAAGAACAGCACCTGTTTTACCACCACCTGCTCGTCTATATGCACCTTCTTTATTCCTAAACAATCCACCAGGGGATTCTAAATTCTTTTCAAAATCTTTTCCAAAGGCGCCCATGTTTTGCATCATCTTCTGAAAATAATCAGAAGGATCAAAACCAGGACCTGGTGCGCCTCCAGAAGTTCCTGACATTCCTAAGTTATAGCCAGGTATTGCCATCGAATTAGTAACTTTTCTATATTTTAAATTCTACCAGCAGAAATATTTTGGTACTCTTGTTGAGTTGGTAATTTGTTCATTGAATTACCAGCAGCAGCAATAGCTTGGTTGGTAAGAGTACCAATAACTGCACCAACAGCAGAACCAACTGCGCCACCTGCCAAACCACGAACAATAGAAGGTGTACGCTTTGTCATGGCACGTGACACTTCTGCTTTCTGACCTGCCAATAAACTTGGCTGTACTGTTTGAGTGACAGAAGGAGATTTATTAACACCAATACGTGCACCAAGTACACCACCAGCTAATGTTCCGGCATAAGGAATACTAACTGGATAACCCAAGATTCGAGCCTCTGGGTCACCCTGTAAATTTTCAGGTGTTACTTTGACAAGTCCTAAGGTTGCTTGACCAATTGGACCGGGATCGTTGTACAAAAAATTCATGTAGTTTGCGTAACGTTGTTTAGTAAGATCAGGAATCTCTTCTTTAGCTTTTTCGTATGCCAATGGACGGCCGGTGCGGCCTAAGAAAAATCTTTGAAAAAGTTCTGATGCAGGGTTAGTTGTTTTAGTTGGATCTTCTGGATCTGGTTCATTTTGTTTGAATCCTGTTGGTCTTCCAAGCTCGCTTACATTTAAAACATTATATGCGCCTGTTAAAGCAAGGGCTGGTTGCACAGCGGCAAGAGATACAATCCCACGGCCGTAACGTCCTAATTGATTTTGAGGATCAACATTTTTTTTAAAAATTTGATTAGATATTTCAGCGGGATGACTAATGCCCCAGTAAAAACTGCGCATCTCATCAGAAGTTAAATCAGCTCCAAGACGTGCTGTGTAGGCACCCAAGAAGGCGCCTGGAGTTTCTTTAACATTAATACCTGCAGTTTGAAGACCCTGTTTAAATTCGGGATCATAAAAAATATTTCTTCTGTAACGATTAGCATCTTGATCAAGATTTTTTAAAAGTTCTTTGGCAGCTTGGTATCCACCACGAACTCCTTGACGCAACGGAGTGCTTGCCATTATGCCGTCCTCTGTTGTTGTTGTAACTGCGCCAAAATTTCTGGAGGAAGCGTAATGCCTGGATAATGAAGTGTCTGTTCAATTCCTTGAGTTTGGAACTGGGTGCCAGGTGCAACAGTTTGTGGTTGCATTAAGTTGTTAACTGCTTGTCGCTGACTGTTCTGTTGAGCGACTTGACGTTCTTGAGAAATATTTGGTGGCTCAACTTGTGCAGTAGGAAGCAATGCTTTTTGTGTTACGTAGTCAACTACAGGCATTGACGCAAGAGAAGCTGCTAAGTTGGCTGCACCTTCAACTCTCGAAGGAGCATAGTCAAGTTGTTTGGTAATTGTTTTACCACCGCCTATATCAATAACCGCTTTACCACCAGGAGTCCCAGGGAAAAATTTACGCGCTGCCGCAACCGTTGGGTAATTTAAAAGAAAATCACCAGCAGCATACGCAAGCCCTGCTGTTGGGCCTCCGCCTAGCGTACCAAGAAGAAAGTTGAGTCCGGCTCCGGGGAGAGCAGCTTTAGCCGCTTCAACTGACGTTTTACTTCCTAGTCTCTTCAGCAGTCCTGCTAACATGGTTTTATTTTTTATTCTAAATTAACCAACTGTTTTACCAGGGGAAATATTCTCTTCTTCTTTGCTGATAACTTGATTACCTTCTCGTTCCTCTGTTGGGTTTAACTTTTTATTCTGAAGAAGCTGTGCAACAGAAACTTTGCCTTCTGCTTCACTTTCAGCTCTATTCTCAGCCATTGACATAATGAAACCATTGGGATCAGGATTAGCGGTACGCGGCATTGGATTCTTTGCACGCTTACCAGGATTAACAGTGGGACTTAACTTATAAGCTTCAACCCACTCTTCTCTGAAATCAGGTTGTTGCTGTGGCCGTGCTTTAGTTAATGCACGGCCATTATCAAAGTCGTAATCAGAGCGTTTAAACCTACCGAGGCCCGCAAACATTTCATAGTCTTCGGGCGGTAACTGATTTTCTGTATCCCAGAAAGGGGAGTTGGGTACAAAATTAAGACGTGGATTAAGAGTTACCTTCCTGTTTTGAACTGCTTTAAGTAAGTCTTCCGAAGTGTATCGGGATGGGACCCATGGGGAACCACCTGTTTCAGTGTCATATTTATTTCTGAATAACTCACGAAAATTTAACTGGGATGCAATGCGTCCCTTGTTATCAAAAGGATTAGAGATATAACGATTTAGTTCAAGACGTTGGTCTTTCATTCCTTACCTTTCTTTTTGCCGTGTAAACCAACAAGAGTTTTGCGAAGTCTAGCTTGTTTTACCGTACGTTCATCGTACTTCTCGGGATTTGCAAGAACGTTCTCTTGGAGCTGAGCAGAGGTAATACCTTTACGCTTGGCTTTGGCAGTAAAGGCACCTTCTTTAATATCAGCCTTTTGAATCCACTTTTTGTCTTTCTTTTTTTCTTCAGCCATGATTACCTGTTACGACGTTTACCAGAACGACGACCAGCTTGCGCACGTAATTGATTCATTACATTACTAAGCATTTCTTGGTCTATGCCAGGGGGTTCGACCTGTGCTCGTTTTTGTTGTGCTTCTGTCATTGTAGCTCCAGGAGCCTGTGGGCTGTATTTTTCTAAATAGTCGGCAAGATCATCGCCAACTGTTTCGCCAAAATCATATTCAAGTACTGTTTGTGCAATTTCTTCTTCTGGAGAAATTACATCCATTAAACCAAGGGCTTTGCGCCCTTGACTCATTTGTTTGCCAATAGTTGCTTGCTGACCGGCTCCTTTGGCAAGCAATGAGGCTTGTATTAAAAGCTCGTCAACATCAGCGTTTTCTTGCTGAGCAATACTTGATGCAAATTGCAAAACATTTGCTTTATCTAAAGCTTTACCCGTTCTTTGCTTATGATCTGTTAAAGCATTGACTAATCGCTTGGCTCCTGTTATTTCAGGCGAAGCTGCTACAGTTTGAGTTCGTTTTGTTGATGCAAGGGTACTAACAGGTTTTAATCCTCCCATATCAGGATCTGTCATCATTATCTCTTTTACTTGCTGAGCTGGCATTTCAAGAGAACGCAAGCGACTTGGTACTGTAGACTCTGCTCTCCTTGACTCTCTTGCACCTAAGCCGTAGCGTCCAGCAAGACCTGTATCTGTACCTGGTGCTTGCATCCGGATACGAGAAGTTTCTGATGTATCAGCTAAAGTATTTGCAACGATTAAAGCCTCACGTAAAATTGGATTTTTTGTGGGCCCACCTAAAAATCCGTAATTCGGATCTTTGCCTAAATTAATTGCATCGTCAATAACTTTAACGCGCTGTCCCGTAATATCTTCTAAAGCATCATTTACTCCTTGCAAGAATAAGTAATGGTTTTTAGCTGAAGGAACTTGATCGGCTTTTGTAACATCAACAGGAGGCAAATTGGCATCATCAAAACCAAGAATAGATGGCTGTTTTTCTCCTGTTGTTTTATCTACATACATGCGATTTTCGGGGACTTTATACTTTGTTTGTTTGAAGAACCTTGCTCCTTCCGAACCATCATCATTGATAATTCGATGTTCTTGAATTAAATTTTTATTTAACAATTGCCCACGTAAAGCTTGGGCCAAAGTTACATCAGTTGTCCGTGTTGCACCAGAAGGATCGCGTGTTACAACTTGATCAATAACAAGATTTGGATTTAAACGTGTAGTAACATTTTTTCCTGTAGTTCTGCTCTTGCTTAATTCAATATTTAAGTTCTCACCTTTCTCTAAACCGCTAATGCGATTTTCAGCACGCTCAATCAACTTTACATTTAAATTATTTGTCAAGCGATTATAAGTATCAGTTGCTTCTTGCGGACTAGTAAACTGACGATTGGTGTAAGGATTTTTAAATAAAGTTCCATAATTTGGATCAATGTATTGCTCTAACCCTGGATTAGCAATTAAAGTTAATTTATCAATTTTTAAGTATGGATTGCCATTGTTTGTAAGTTTAATTTTATCGGCATCCATTGCTTCGTAATGAGTATTGAACAATGGACGCGGTTGAATTTCCAAAAAGCGAGATTCTTTTCCGCTTCCATACTCTTTAACACCACCAATTGCATAATCCACACCTTGTTTTTTATTCAGTTGTTCCAGTTCCTCGTCAATTGCACTATTAAGTAAATTATCTAAATCATCAGACCAATTAACTTGGCCTTGCTCTTGTCCTAAATACTTGCCTGCTGCTGAGGTTCCAGGAGATGTGGTAAATTTTTCAACACTTTCTCTTGGAACAAATCCAATAGCCTGGCCTATTTCTTCGCCAATGCCACTACCAGCCTGAGCTTCACTTGACTGAGTTGCACCAATATCTGATTTACGAAGATAAGATCCTGTAGCAGAATCATAATAAAGAGGTTCTAAATCACTGCGATCATAACGAGCAGCAGCCTTGGGTCCAGATACGGAAATTACTTGTTGACCACCCTTATCGGTAATAGTAACTACTTCAGTTTTTAAAGAACTAGTACCTGTATAGCCAAAACCTTTTGTCCGTGGAGCCTGCATTTCTCCACCGGAAATCAAATAATCTTTAATAGTGTTGGCATTATCCTGTGATAACAAATCGCGAACGCGTTTAGTAGCTCTTAAATGCGCACCAGGATTTAGAATTACAATCTTGCTTAAATCGCCACCTTCGCGTCTAGCTTGTATTGTTGACCGAGTAGACATTGCATCTCTTAATTCTTTGGCTAACTCTCCAGGGAAAACATTTTCATCACCTAAATTATTAGCAATAATCTCAGGCCTCAGCAATCCGTTTTCATCAAATAAAGCTTGACGGTATGAATCTGTAATAGGTGCAGGAGGAGGCGTTTGACGACGCTGTTTTGCTTCTTCAAGTTTTTGTTCTGCTAAAGTTCCAACAGCATTAGGATCGACTTGGAATCCTTCTGCTTGTGTTGCTTGAACAGAAAACCCTTCTGGTAAAGGAGCGTCTTCTGCGCTGATGCCCAAAGAAGTTCGAGTTTGATTTAACGCTTGTTGACGCAGCGCTTTACGTTTGTTTAATTGTGCAACAACAGACTCATTTGGATTAACCGTTAATTCGGCAAAAGCCTCATTGGTGCTTGTATTAGCAGAAGAAACAAAACCACCTTCTTTAACAGAATCTGTATCCCTTTGCTGAATAGCATCAATATTTTGAATTGTTTGATCTAAACCTGTATCAACGGCTTCAGCGCTTTGTTTAGAAACAGCGGGTTCCTGAAGTTGTTGTTTAGTAGTTAAATCTTCAGCAGGAGCTACAGCACCCGTATCTTCAATATATTTACGAGGATTAAAACCTTTGGGTTGAACAGCCTCTTGCTTTGCTTCTTGCCTTAATTCATCAATAACACGCATTGCCATACCCTCTTTTTGGGTAGCAATATCACGTTGAATTTTTTGTTGACGTTTGGTTTCTAACCCAACATTGCGTACATATTCATCTAACAATTCTTGAGCAACATCCCTATCAGTTTCTAGTGGCCCAGGGACTGTTACTTCTTGTTCTGGTGCAACATCTGGAACTTGCCGAACAGGCTCTTCTGTTACCGCGACCGGTTGCTTAGAAGGTTGGGGTTCAGAAGATTGCTTTGCTTGCCATTCAGAAAAGTCTTTTTCTTGGGGTTCTGACTTTAATTTTGTAGATGTGTCAAAAAAACTACTAAGATCAGTCTGCCTGACACCAGCATTAGCCGAACGCTTAGGGCCACGCAGTAACTTATTAAGACCATAAGCACCAGCAGCGCCACCAGCTAGTGCAATGCCGATTCCAAGTCCCACAGAAAGGGGATCAGGCCCTTGTTGCTGCTCTTGGCGGGGGGCCTTGAGTTGATTACGCCTGTACTCAAGTACCTCAGGCGCCATTCTTGCCCTTTCTTCCGGATCTTCGGGGACTGGTGCCCCAGTAGCACGGCTGTAAGAGTAGAAATCCGCCGGAGAAAGAGCCATTTGAAGTTATTACATTAACTTTTGTGCTGTTTACATTCTATTGGCTGCTAATCCAAAGAGTGTATGTCTTATATTAAGTAAATAACAGCGTAGTTTTGTGAAATGGACGCAGGTATACGCCAAAAACGCGTAGATGCGCTAGAAAGTATTAAGGGAAAAGCCCTTGACATGGCAAAAGAAGGGCGTGATTCGTTAGAAGTGCGTGATTTTGTAACCAGCGCAAAGAAAGAATTGGCTTATGAGCTTCCTGATGAAGAAGCTTTTAAAAAAGCAGTGAAAGCAACACAAGCTTACCAACGTAAAAAACAAAGTTAAGTACAAATACTTATCAACGATCAAAAGCCGGGCCTAAAAACCCGGCATTTTTGTGTAAATATTTGGGATAGACGAGACTTTTAGGTACTCATTTGGGATTTTATATTTTTTTACACATTTATTTTGTTGTGCGCTCCAGGGAGGCGCCAACTTTTAGGACCATTTGGGTGCAAAATTACCTGACTGTTCTCCACATACCTACATGTAGTGAGTTGTGGGAAGAAAAAAAAGAATAGCGGGGTGGTAGGTAGTGTAACGGGGGCTGCGCATCCGTGTAACGCAGAGTTCCATTGCATTCAATTCAATGCGTACAATTGAGCAGGCTGAAGTTTACTTTGGCCGTTGCGATCAGGCAGCAGAGTATCTGATGAAAGGCAAGAAGGTGAGCATTCACCTTGAAGTGTTGGGTCAGTTCGGTACTGACGTGAAGCAGTGGCTTGTGGATCTACACAATGCTATTGCAGTCGAGTGCTATGACCCAGCAGATTGCCTAGAGGGTAGCTGCTCGCCTGAGTATAAGCTGTCGGTTCTTGTGAAGAATGGGAAAGCAATTGCCAGTGCGAAGCAAGTTAACTGACTACAATTGATTGTTGCCTCTTCCCCTGACACGAGTCAGGGGTTTATGCAGCACTCACCCGCTGTCGTATCATCAACTTTTCCACAACCCTGTGGAAAACTACATGTTACCTGTGGAAAACTACTTAATCCCGACTTAATCCCGACCTATTTACTCGGGTATTCTGACCTTTTTTGGGGCACTTCCGCGAGAGGTAATTCGCTGAAAAGACTGTCGTTGCAAGGGATCTCAGCGATTGACCCGTCAAGCTGGACGTTAAACGTAGCATGTCCTATTCAACTTAACACAATGGTTTATTCAGTTCAGGTCAAAAGAGATTACTCAGATTATGCGGATTACACATCTATTGATGCGTACTTTCAAGGAAGTGAACGCAGCTTCGACACAGAGGAACAGGCGGTTCAATATTTCCAATCTTTTGAAGATTGGGAGCAAGATCTGCTTGTGATAGAAGTGTTTCCGTTCTGAGTACCAGGGGATTTTAATTATTGGCCCGTCAAGCTGGACGTTAAACGCAGCAGACAACTCAACGGTTGGTCACAACTTGGCATCTGCAATTCAGCAGTGTAAGTCCAAGCTCACTAGGAGTAACACTGTGACCAACACCACTATCGCCACCGTTCGTCAGATCGATTGCGTTGACATCACTCAGATGTCACGTGATGAGATCTTCGATATGTGTGGCGTGCCGTCTCGTGAAGAGGCTGGTGAAAAGGTCATGCTCCAGGTCCTTGACCTGCTTGAGTATGGCCGTAGCCAGACACTTGATCGAGACCACCTCCAGGTCATCAAGTCCTATGTGGACGAGATGCTTGGATGCTGAGTCCGTAAAAGCGGCATGCCTGGGTGCGACCCCCAGGCTCAGTATTACCCCCAGCGGAGATGGGTACCGCACCATTGCTTAATGTTATGCAGCTCGACTTCAACCAGGCTGACTTCCTGATGCATTGCATCGATTTGTTCTGCGTCGACTTCGGCGCAGGCACACCGGTTTCGTTTACAGATATCGAAGGCAAAGAAGTCGTATTGGACCATAAACAGATTGAAGACTTGTATCTGAAGATTCAGGAGTTTAAGTCTGTTGACAACTGATCCGTAAAAGCGGGTGACCAGGTGCAAACCCTGGTCTAGTTATTGCCACTCACTGAGAGTGGCTCATAGACCCATGATTCGTAAGAATCTGGCTAACATCCTCAAGTTAACAGCTACGAAGCTGGAGACTGATACAACGAAAGAGACTATTGCATCTAAGGTGCATGAGTATCGTGTCCGTCTTGCGGCAGTAATCATGCCTAAGGATGCATTCATGACTATCGAAACTCAAGTCAAATGATGATCTATCAACCTCAAATCAACTCAACCGATCGTGTTGTATGGCACGGCGGTGAATCAACCCAGTTGCATTATGAACAACAGGTCGACGGTTGGGATGGTAATCCCGACTGGATAGACCGCAATGTCCAACCTCTTGGTAGTGGTATACCCACGAGCATGAGTGAGATGTTCACTCATATGCAAGAGTTTTATAACTATTGCCAGGTGTGCGAATTTGAACGACGCATGGCAATGGCAGACTGATGTTTGCAACTAACCCTGAGTAACACCAGGGTTTTCTGCAGACTTCACATCTGCACTCAATTCAACTCAACCCACCTAGGACTATGTCTCCTGCAAGTGTTGAACAACTTCTGATCCAAGACGCCAGGCTTCTCGCTCGTCGAGATGCACCTGTTATTGACCAAGAGATTGAGAGTGCACGGCAACAAGCGCTTGAAATCTTTTACCAATGGCAAGACGGATTGGCTCAGTTCCAGGATCTAATCCCATTTGTTGTTGTCCTTGAGAAGAAAGTCGATCTTAATCGTGCGCTTCTCAAGTGGGAACAAGAACATATGATGGATTGATTCCTGCACTTAACCCTTCTCATCCATTGTGATGAGTGGGTTTTCTGCAGGACTTAACATCCTGCTCCCCTATTCCCATCACCACTAGTACAATTATACTAGTCGCCCATCAACCGTTAGGTTGATTCCTTTCACTCAGACCTATCACCATGAAACAAATCATCAAGCTTGGTATCAGCCGTTACATCCATCTTGATACCTATAATCACCAAGGTGATTACATGGATAATGCCGTTGGCAAAGTCTTTGGTGTACTCATTACCTTTTGCATCGCAGTCATCACTGCCGGTGCAATGCTTGGTTATGATGTCACCACATTTAACCTAGACGATGCCACAAGATTATCTAAACCAAACAACGCTCAAATGGAAACACAACGGTGAGCTATCAACCAGAGAACTAGCTGCTGTCCATGCACTTGTCATGGCAGCAGATCAAAGACCATTCACATTAACTGAAACTCAACCTATGACATACGTTGCATTAATCGCTGATGCATCCGGACGTTATGCCCATGTCTATGGCAATGCCAACTCATGGGCTCAGTTCGTTAATGAACTAGAGGACGTCGGTTGCGAAGTCGTCGAAGATCAGACGAATGAATATGAATCACTTGAAGAAATAGAAGAAGATTGTGTAACGATCCAGCAGTTAACAGGTAAGGAATCAAACTTTATTCCTTATCCGTAACAACTAGGACACGTCCTGAGTATGACGTTAAACTGCTCTACAAACACTGCAGTCAACTTCCGACAAATCATGCATTCAAACGAATTTGAAAATGACATTCCGTCTGATGCACTTGATGCTATGGCGGACCAAGCCTATGAACAGGAGCAAGCCATGCGCGAGTCTGTTCCAGAGGAATGGCTTGGTGTTGACAAATCAACTCACACACTACCCAATGTTCACTTCTAATGAAACAACTTCAAACCCAACAATATAATGATGATGTAATACTGCACATCATTGTTATCATCTCAATCCTTATCACAGAACTCATCTCATGCTTCACCCCATCACCCAAGAAATCGCTTCAACTTTTGGCTACAAACCCTTTGACGAAGAAGAAGGTCAGCAGCAGTACCAGGCAGAGTGCGACTTCCAGAACGCACCTAAAGGAGCCATCGCTTGCACTGGTAACGTCTACAGAAACAAGCAGGGAGTCCTGCGTTGTTACTGGGTGCCTGTCTACGGAGACAAAGAACTTGAAGGATGGTATGACATCCCAACCAACGAAGAAATCGAGGAGTGGTGCTTCGACTCAGTTGCGTTCACGCCAGGTGACGACGAAGTCGAACCGGATCACCCAGACTCCTGGCTTAGGATTCTCGGCCTGATCTAAGTCAAGTATTAAAGTGCACGTCAAAATAGCCAATACTACCCATGTATTGGCTAATGTGCCAATACGAAACATCTAATGCACCAATGCCTAAACCAGTAGGTCTCACTACAACTCAACGCAATATCTATCAGTACTACCTGCATCACAAGCAGAAGTACAAAGGTAAAGCTTGTCTTGTACCAGAGCTAATGATGTTTCAATCTAGGTCCAATACTTTTCTCAGAGCATTGGAAGTACTAGAAGAGAAACAATTAATTAGCGTTGAACGTAACACCGTTCATTACGGTGGATGGATCATTAAAGATCCAGAAACCAAACCTGCAAACGTTATCGAGAACTCTTCTCAATAACGTCTGCTAGACCTGAGCATGTCTTTAAACTGCTTAACAAACTAACTTTGCATCCATCATGAAACAAACTGAACTTCACTTTGAACCAAGCGTTTGGCAGTCTCCTAACGGAGAGATAGCTCGCGTCATTCCTATGCATGACGACAAACGCATTGAACTCATGATCAAAGAACTTAAGGCAATCGTTAAACGAGAAGACGAACGTCCATTGGGACATAATGATCTTCCTTACAGTTCAGAAGAATTACTACTAGAGGCCATCGATTTACTTGAGAAAGCAATTGAATGGCCTTATGAAATTGAAGACTCATATGGTGAACCACCTATTACCATGGCTGAGATGCACAGTGCTGCATGGAAAGAACATCAAGAAGCACATCGGTAATTTAATTTAATTTAATTTCACAGAATTAAATCTTATTTACTTCAAACACTATGGCAAGAACCAAAGCTGCTGACAAAACTAAAGGAGTGTCACCTGATTATCCACAAGGATTACACACTGTTACTTGGACGGACCTTCACGAAGATGAATGGTGGCTTATCACTAATTTATTCAGAGCTCGTATTGATTACTTTCAACAACGACTAAATGAAATTATCCAAAGTAAAGACCTTGATTTAATTGATAATCAAACTGAGTGGTACCAAGAGGCAATCAGTTGTTTGAACAAACGACTAACTGAGTTTGAAGACCAGATTAGTCCTGTGTATTTTAAACGCAAACGTGAAGAGAAAGCAGCTCGCATTCGTACACTTAACCTTGGTACTGCCAGATAAACACTGGCCTACCACAGGTTAAGAAATAGTTAAGACATTACCCCCAACGTGAGTGTTACAACTCATGAACGGGGTGACACCCCTTGACAGGGGGTGATAAGCTAACAACATTCAACTACTTCACATCATTCAAAACTATGTCAGCACTTAACGACTCACCTAAACCACGCATTCCTGACTCAGTAGATCTCCAGCGATTGCAAGCTATGCAACTTGTTGCTCGCATGAAAGAAGCTGCAGATCGTAATGGGATGGGTTTTGTCGGGGGCTTTGTAGCCCCCGATGGACAAAAGTTTATGATGACAAATATGGATGAAGCAGATACTCAGATGCTTCTTCCTGATGACCTTAAGTAAACCAATGACTAATGCAGATGCTTTAGCAACATGCGTTGCAATTATTTGTGTAACAATCATTATTTTTAAAATACTTTCACTATGAGTACATTCTTATTATTCATCATCTGTTTTATCCTTGGTTACTTAATAACAAATCAACTAATAAACAAATGACTATTACTATTAAACCCAATGATCCAGAAATATTTATTGTTCAATCATTAGAGTGTGGATTCTGTGCTGCTTACAGTACTTTGCAAGCAGCTACTGAACACCGCAATGAAATGAACATTGAATGTCCTAATGATCATTATTGGGTTGAATCAACCAGGCTTCGTAATTTATCTAATTACAATCAATGACTACTTCTCTAAAACATGAAGAACAAATTGATTACATCATTGACAAATTTAACTTTGAAAAAGTTAGATGCGTCATGCTTGCACTTGATTGGCAGTGGGTCTGCACTGAAGGTAAAGGATATGCAGTGCCATCAATTGCAAGACTCAAAGCAATGGCACGTCACTTGCTTCGATCATCTATTAAAGAAACAGAAGTAACATCTGGTGGACTCTATGCCACATACTATCCTTCAGAATATGGAGATGATGATTACTTTGTCTTGAAATTTGTAGTTGCCACTGCTAACTCTGTTGATTACAACGAAGATGACTAAACAAGTTATCTATAAAGAAGTTATTGAGATTGATGGTCATGAATACAAAGTTGCAGAGTTTGATTACTCTGAGTTTGTAAACGACGCCATCAATCAAGACTTTATTTCAGATGACAACCAGGAGATTATCAACTGGGTTGTATCTGACATCACTGAAATTTAATTAATTCCATGACTCAAAAGAAATCACTAATTAACTTTGACAAGACAATCGCGGGCTTTAACATTACAGAACGAGGTGTTAAATCATTTACCAAGTCAATTAAACTTGGTCTGTTCCAGGTAACATTCAACGCACGCGAGTCGGGTGTGCATGGATCTATTAGTATTCCAGGCACTGGTATCAGCAAACGGAATATAAAGATAATCTAAAGATCCCCCTACAACCCCCTGGTAACAGCCAGTACCACGGAGTAATCCCTATTACGTTTCCAAGTAAATACTATTTATTAGTAATACAACTATTCATTAACTAACCATTGATCACGTCCTGGACATGACGTTAAACTGTCCATGTCCTATCTCAACTCAACCTATGAACTCAGCTCAGTTCCATGCAATGACTGAATGCATGCAAACCTATGGTGGTACATTTGTATCCCATCTAGCTACAGCATTACGCTACGCAGATCCTGTAAATCGTCAAAAGATTCTTGACGTATTTCCTGATCTTGTAGCTAAGTATGGCCCAACATCTCAGTTCATGAAATCCAAAGCACTAATGGAGGTTTAATTTATGACAGTCCTTGTTATTGAAGAAACAATTATTGATGGTATTTATGTCACAGTTACAGCAATTGTTGAGGACATGCGTCTTCTATTCAAAGCAACTCGTGATGAGCCTGAAGAGTGGGCTCCAGCTCTGTGCACAACATCTTTTGAGTTGGATCCAGAGCTGCCTATGCCAACCAGCGAAGATGACTTCTGTAATTATCTTACTGACCTCGATCTTCGGTGGGAACTCGTTGACACATCTGACTGGGACTTAAACTCATGATTGGTTTCTCAATTGAATTCAAGCGTTGGTATCTGGTTATCCGTGGACCCAAAGGTCGAGTGTACTCAGCTTTTGGGTTTGCTAAACAGATGCCAGTCATGCTGTCAAACCGTACCATTACATTGGATGAATATTTAAAAGATCTTGATGATCAAATTGTTTTTAAAGTTGATGGTAAAGAAGTAATGCGTTGGTAATCCAACGTCCTGAGCATGACGTTAAACTGCTCTACACTACGAACTTACTCTGAACACACCATGCAATTTCGTCTCCCTTCTAATCTGCAAACTGAACTGCTTGCGTATGACCCAGTGCTCAAGAAGTTGGCACGCAGCAACAATCCAAAACCTAAAGCCAGAAAATCTACCCATCCACTTGGTAATCCCAAGGGATTGATCCCTGTTGATGTGGTGCGTGAGTCATTGCTTGATGATGCAATCACACACATCAACTCAAATCCTGCAGCAGATCGTTACTATAAATTTACACGCATCGCTAATGGCGAGGTAATTGTTACTGCCATCTTGTATCACTACGAGCACTGCTGGTACGCAGCATGGCTACCATCTAAAGGACAAGAAGGCAAGTATGTGTATGGCTATGCCTTTGCATTTAAAGATACAAAAGCTGCACATGAAATTGTGCCTCGGGTAATTACTAACTCTATTGATTCATATCAACAAGTAGTTACTGGTCGTTCAGTAATGTACCAACATCAAGAATTGGTTACTATCGATTCAATTCAAAATGGACAGACAAGTCGCAATTGGAATATTCCATGTGCAACTTCATATTATCAAAAGTCTAAAGAACTTTATAAAGTTATTAAACAGTTTGAAGAACAACTAGTAACTACTATTTCAGTATGGCAAGACAGTAGTAATATCTTTGAACGTATTGCAAGCAAACATAATCTACCGTCAATTTTATTTGTTAGTTCATCAGATGCAGATAATACTTATTGGGAGACAGATGATAGAACAACTTGGCAAGCATCTTATGAATCTTTGTTTAATCTGATTACATATCATGCGCACATCAGTGGTAGTTATGGGCATAACTATAGAAGATACAATAAGATTCTTCATATTATTTCTAAGCCATTCTTTAAGAAATGGATTCAAGAACAATGTAATAAAGTTAACGCAACATACGTAGATGAAGCAAATGAATACCGTAGTTACATTAGGCGTCCATGGTTAACTATTAATAAATTATTTGATCGTATTCTTTACGTCAATAGTATTTGGCCTGATTGTCCTATTGATTACTATCAAAACCACATTGAACAAATGCTTAGTGTTGATTTTTCATCTTATGGTCATCGTGATGTAACAATGGAATGGTTACGCAAACACATGCCTGTTGCTTCATTTTTCCAAATCATTTCTAAATACTATGACAAAGAAGTAGCAGAGCAAAAAACGTATCCTATAAATGGTGAACTTGGTATTCACATTTATCGTTTCTATGAATGGAACGACACAACTTCTATGCTTACCAGGATTCTCGAAGACAAACCAGACTTAGAGTTTGCACCACCTAAGCGTTGGCGCATCGAAGAGTTTCATGATTATGTTCAAGCAGAAAACTGGAAGATTAAGAACCCAAACCAAAGCTTGCCACAAGATTTGTTTCCTGTTCCTGTCAAGATTGAACTTGGTTCCAGTAAATGGACATTCTTTCAACCTATTGATACACATCAACTGGGTGAGTGGGGACAAGCCGTACGCAATTGCGTTGGTAATGCATCTGGTTATGCAGAGGGTGTCCGTAAGAAACAACACTTCATTGTGTTGTGCTTGATTGATGGCAAGCCACAGTTCACTGTCCAATTGGAAGTCAACAATGGTTCAATGTTTGTCAAACAAATTGTTGGGCTATCAAACTCCAGGCTTAGCCCAGAACAACAAGAGCTGTACACCACAGCATTTAGTCAAGCTTTGCAAGCACGTGAAAATGAGCTAGTATCTCATTAGCCCCACAGGCGTGGTGGTCTTAGCCTCGTATCTAAGGCCACCATCAAACCAATGACTGACTACACAGATGATCAATTGCTTACCATGGCAATGGCAAACATTGGTCAATTCATTCATGACAACTCACCACAGTATGTATTGATTGAAGACCCACGTAACGAAGATGATTACGATACGTGGGATTATGGTGCAGAACCATTACCTTATGATCACACTTGGTATCACACATCAATAGATGTGAGTGTAAATCCAAGTGAGCCCGAGTGACCCAGCGGAATGAGGTTCTCGACTTAAAATCGAGCAGTCGGCGGTTCGAATCCGCCCTCGGGCAATAGACCTGGGATGTCTATAAACTCAACCATTAACTCCACACTTAACTTAAACATCATGTCAATCTTTGCTGTTATTAAACATTTTATTCCTCAACCCCATGCATACATGGATGAGGACAAGCGTTATAACCTTGGACTCACATGGACTGATCCAGAGGGTTTGACTGATAGTCATAACCTAGAACTCAAGTATGTTCGTAACTCAGAGCGTCTTGCGCTCCAAGGGCAGCCACAGCCTGATGGTAGTTGGCAATACACAGAAGCCAACGGTACAGTCCACACCATTTCAGCAGACCGTGCTATGGCATTCATGGAGAAAACCCATGAGCATGCCACGATCATGTGTCAAATGCTTGATCGATTAAGAGAGTCTGGAATGGTTGGTGAACCTGTTGACACCAGCGCTCAAGCCGTTTAATCTACACACGAAGGCAGGGGGCCTCCAGCAATGGGGGCTTTTTCTTTTCCATGATTTCAAACAATCCAAACAAAGCAATCAACCTTGACCTTGTTGATCTGATATGTGACAACATTCCAGATTGGACATGGACTATTGTTAAAGAACAACTAATCGATGCAATGGTTGATGTAATGCCAACTCAAATTCTTGAACAACTAACAGGAGATCCATTAGGTGATGAACGTGCACTTGAAATCCTTGATGATTACTACAGATCAAATGAAACAAACAAAGATTTAATTATTGATGCATTTAAAATTCTTGGTGAAGATCAAACAACCTATTTGTTAGATGCTCTTCAGCTAAATAAAATTCAACAACCAACTAACAACAATGATTAAACGCATTTTGTTTATTGCTGCAATGTTTATGCAAGGCCCAGCCTTTGCACACCACGGTACAGGCCACGGAAGACCAGTTACTGCAACTGTTTATCACGATTGGTACCACGGACGTATTACCTACTGTGGTAATACATATCAACACTGGGGTGTGTCAGCAGCACATCCATGGTTGGAATGTGGCACTAAAGTCCGTGTTAATCACAAAGGTCGGTCATTGGTTGTACCAGTAACTGATCGCTGTGATTGCAACAGCATTGATCTATCAGCAGGTGCAGCCTATAAATTAGGTGTACCTCTGGATGGTATCGCTACTGTACGCATTGCTTACTAAAACAAATGAACTGCCGTAAATGCAATTCACTTGACACGCGCGTTGTTGCTGTCACAAAAAAACCAAGAGAAACTTGGCGTTATTGCAAATGTTTAAAGTGTGATGCACGTTTTAAAACAATTGAAACTTATGCAGTAAACAAACCGATTGGTTCAACATACACTCGATTGCATCCTAATCACATCAAACGAGGTGAAGCTAATGGTTCTTCTGTATTAACAGAACAAAACATTAAAGACATTAGGTTACTTGCTTCGCAAAACGTAACCTACAAAGAAATTTCCAAACGGTTTGGCATTCATCATCAAACTGTTTATCGCATTGTCAAACGTCAAATGTGGTCTCATGTCTAAGTACAAAAAAGTTGTTCGCTTTCAACCAGGTGATCGCGTTGCTGAAAAACCTAAAGCAACATTCATTCCAAACATTTCAAGATGGAAAGCCGATGTTGTTGCAAAGAATTGCACACAACGTTATGGGACTATTGTTATGGCTCGACAAAGAAGAAATAGTAATGGTACAGAGTCTACCTATTACCAAGTAAAGTGGGACAACAACACAACAGGCGAGCATGCGCAAGCTCGTCTGTGTTTTGAAAATGAATTACCTCAAGTACTTGAAGACTACACGGCAAAACTTTATGGAGCTTAAACAACTGCAGTAGGTTGTTTACCTAATTCTTTAACAGCATGAAGAGATTCGATTCCTTTTCGAATCTCTTTTGCTTTTTTATTGGTTAGGTAAATAATAAATCCAGTTTTCATTTGATTAAACCTCCGACTTTATAAGGTAAATAACGAAGATTGCGATAAGTTAAAGCAAGCCAAGGACGATGTGCTAAGTTCCACCAGTCTTTATTTTTTTTAGCTTCTTCTTCTTTGTTGTAAGTACAACCTCTATAAGTAAGCGTCATTGCTTTGGTAGCTGTTGTTACAAACAGTGTACGTTAATTGTGTTATTTATGTAGTTCGCTATGTTACATCTACGTCCTAGATATGACGTTAAACTGTCTGCAACATATTAGTAAAACTAATGTGTCTGTACTTAACTCAACTTACTTCAAATGAAACTTCTTAACTTCTCAACTGGTAACGCCAAGCTTGACAAGCGTTTGATCTTTAGCTTGCCCGCTGGTTACTCATGCCCTCACGCTGGTGTATGTAAAACACTGGCTGATCGCACCACAGGCAAGATCACTGACCTTCCTCAGGAGAATGGTCCAAGCTGGCAAGACTATCGCTGCTTTGCTGCTATGGCAGAGACCAGGCCTGCTGTACGTGATAGTCGTTGGCACAACTGGGATCTAATTAAAGAAACTATGTATGCTTCAGGCAACCCAACTGACGCTCTTGTTGCCTTGATTCAACATTCAATTGATCAAGCGCAACCTGTTAGATCTAAGTATGATTTACTGCGTATCCATGAGTCAGGTGACTTTTGGACCCAGGTTTATTTCAATGCTTGGTTGCAAGTTGCACGTAACAACCCAAAACTCAAACTGTATGCTTTTACAAAATCACTAGGCATGTGGTACGAAAAGCGTCACGAGATTCCTGATAACCTTTACTTAACTGCATCGGTAGGTGGCACTCTTGATTATTTGATTCCCAGGTATCCAGAAGTGTTTTATCGTGTTGCTTATGTTGTGTACACAGAAGAGCAAGCCGAGCAAATGGGTCTCGACATTGACCATGACGATAGGTTATGTTTAGGAAACAAATCATTTGCTCTTTTGGTTCATGGTTCTCAACGAGCTGGATCCAGTGCTGGTAAAGCACTTGCCATTAGACGTAAAAACGGATTGTGGTCCGGATATGGATCTAAAAAAAATAAAATGGAAAAAAGATTTTAATTCTATTTTTTGGTTTTCAGAATATGGTCATGTTTTTTCTGAGGGTAGAAATATCCTCAGAAAATTAAATCAAAATAAATCAGGTTATTATCAAGTTTTATACAAACGTAAAGCTATTTATGTACATAAATTAGTTTGTATGCTTTTTAATGGAACAAAATCAGGATGTGTATTGCATCGCGATGGAAATAAATTAAATAATTATTATTTGAATTTATATTGGGGAACTGCAAAACAAAATGCACTAGATAGAAAAAATCATGGAACTCATTATACACCAAAAGGTGAAATGCATCCATTAGCAAAATTAAAATATGAACAAGCATTAAAAATTAAAACAGATTTAAGACCTCAAAGAACTATTGCTAAAGAATATGGTATTGCTCAATCTCTTGTTTATCGAATTAAAAAAGGACTTTCTTGGCCTGAAATTTAAAAACAAGTGGACTGGTTACAAAAAGTAAAATATTGATGTCATGACATAGTTGCAATTAATGGGAAAGCTTGTATTATTAACAGGCTTTCCCAAATCTTTTATGCCTTACGTTATTGCAACAAGTAAAGACAATGTAAACTACTGCATCCGAGCAGAAAGCAAAACCAATTCTTTTGTTTTGATTCCTGTAGAATCTGATTCGGATTTAGCTAAAGTCTTTTGCCATCCATACAGGATTGGCGCAACACAAATCTTGGATTGGATTAATGACAATGCCCCAGGTCTCGCCAGTGAAAAACTCTATGTTTGCGATGAAGGCAAATTCAGACACTGAGCGTTGGCTGGTGTTCGATATTGAATCTGATAATCTTTATGACAAGGTCACTAAGATTCACTGCATTGTCATTCATGATATCTACGGAAACAAAACTACTACTTATGGGCCTGACCGCATTGACGATGCTCTTGAGCATTTGGCTTGCGGTCATGTTCTTATAGGACATAACATTCTTTTTTATGACATTCCAGTAATTCGTAAGCTTTATCCGTTTTACACGGAAGCACGAATTATTGACACACTCATTTGTACTCGACTTATCTGGCCCAAAGAAAAACTCTATGAACTTGACACAGAACAATATACGCAGGTTCCAAAGAACTTGTGTGGCTCAGCGTCGCTCAAAGCTTGGGGTCATCGTTTATCAAATTACAAGATTGACTTCAAAGATTTTTCTGAATACTCAGAAGAAATGGCGACCTACTGTAGGCAAGACGTATCAGTTACCTACAAATTATTCCAGCACATTCAAAAACAAAACTATCCGGAACCAGCGCTCAAGCTGGAACATGACTTTGCTTTGGCAATTGAAAGACAAATTAGATCAGGTTTTCCTTTTGATGTTGATGCATGTCTTGATCTGGTGGATGGTCTCAGAACAAAAGAAACGGAACTTGCAACACACTTAAAAGAAATCTTTCCACCTATTGAACATAGAGAAGTATTTATTCCAAAAGTAAATAACAAAACTCGTGGCTATGTTAAAGGCGTACCATTTGAAAAAACACGTGTTGAAGAATTTAACCCTGGATCCAGGCAACAAATTGTTGATCGCTTAAAACAAAAATACAATTGGCAACCTGAAAAATTAACCAAGAAAGGTAATCCAATTCTTGATGACGAAGTCATTGAGAAGTTGCCGTATCCAGAAGCTAAACCGTTAGCAGAATATATGTTGATTGAGAAACGTCTTGGTCAAATTGCTGATGGCAACAATGCTTGGCTCAAACTTGTTAACAATGACACTGGATGTATCCACGGCGATCTTATTACTAACGGTTGCATTACTGGGCGCTGCGCACACCGCAATCCAAATATGGGCCAAGTCCCTGCTGCTTACTCCCCGTATGGAAAAGAATGTCGAAGTTTATTCCATGCTCCTGACGGGTGGGCTCTCATTGGTGTTGACGCTAAAGCACTTGAGTTACGTTGCCTCGCTGGATACCTTGCCATCTGGGATGACGGAGAGTATGCCTCTGTTGTGACCAACTCAGACATCGATATTCATACATACAATCAAGAGAAGTTTAATGTTGCTACCAGAGATATCAGTAAGCGTTTGCTGTATGGACTTTTGTATGGATGTGGATCTTTAAAGGCTGGAACTATTATTGATCCGGATGAAAAAGATGAAGACATTTTACGTAAACTAGGAAGTAATGCAATTAACTCATTCATGCGTGGACTACCTGCACTTAAACGATTGAAAAGTGAAATTACTTTAATGATTCAAGATCGTGGCTGGTTATATGGATTAGATAAACGTATTTTGTATTGCCGTTCAGACTTTAAAGGATTGAATGTATTACTACAATCTTCTGGTGCATTAATTATGAAACAAGTTGTAATTGGTTTGCACCAAACAATGGAAGAAGCTGGTTATCAGTACGGAGTTGACTGGCAACAACAAGGCATGATCCATGACGAAATTCAATTAAGCTGTGCACCAAACCTTGTGGAAACATTAAAAGGTCATGCATTAAACGCATTCCCTGCAGCGCAACAATTCTTTGGATTCCGTTGTCCTATTGAAGGCGATGCCAAGGTAGGATACACCTGGCTTCATACCCACTAAATGGATTCAAACAAAGAACTAATTGGTACAGTAATTGGTGGAGTGCTTACTCTTGCACTGTATGTGATAGCAATCAAGTACGCATTTGCTTTTACCTGGCCCCAGGGCTTTGTCCTTGGTTGGTTGTATTGGTTGCTACACGACGCATGCCTTCACCCCAGGCGCTAACCAACCGTCCTAGGTATGACGTTAAACTGCCTTACCACCTGACTTCTGATCCAATGAATCTTTCATTCCTTTGCGCTCAAACTATCGAAGTTCCAAAAGAGAAAGCTATTAGCGAAAACTCTTTTGCAACTGTATGCAATCTGTTGTTGCCACCTGTTGGTAATAAAGCTCCAACACCTATTCAACTTAGTATTTACGGCAAAGCTGCTGAGCGTTTTGCTCGTGTACCAGCAGGTGCACAGATTTATATTCATGGTTCAAAACTTCGTTATGATTTAAATTCCAAAACTTATTCATTGCAAGGCGGTATTGTTACTCAAGTAGACACATCATTTCCAATTCTGAACACTGTGATCCTTAGTGGTCGCTGTGTTAAAGACATTGATCAAGATGATGCACGTGCATTCAAAACAACCGCAGATGGATTAATGATCTGCAACCAAACTCTTTCTGTTAATACAGGAAGGAATCAAGCAGATCTGTTTAACTTCTATGCGATTAATACTGCAGAAGATAAGTTAAACAATGCGGAATTGCTTGTTAACTTTACACGTAAAGGTATTGGTCTTAGCATCCAAGGGAAACTTGTTACTGATTCTTGGGTAGATAAAGAAACCAAAGAAAAAAAGAACCTGACCAAAATTCAGTTGGTATCAATGACCCTGGCCCCCAAAGGGTCCAATGAGTCCAGGCCAATTGAACCCCAAACTACTGTTGCATCTAACACGGGTGTTGCTAGTCTATGGGGCGGCAAGACCGCTGAAGACATCGCTGAGCCCTGGGGTGCACAGACTGGAAACTCTCTTCCTGATTTGCCTGGGTACTCACTGGCTTCTGTTGGTTCTGACGAAGATTTTCCTTTTTAAGCTTTTGGAATGAAACCATGCCGAAAATGCGGAAAAAGTTTACCTCTTTCCGCTTATTATAAACACTCACGAATGAAAGATGGTCACCTAAACATTTGCAAAACTTGCACAAGAACACGTGTGCGTAAACATCGAGCAGAAAATGATCATGTTCGAGAATATGATCGTATGCGAAACAAAAGAGATGTTTATCGTCAAGAGCATCTGCGCAAGCTGGGATCTAGTGTATCTCCTGAAAGAAAAAAAGCAAATACGGCTGTTAACAATGCAATAAGAGACGGTCGTTTATATAGACCGTCTATCTGTACCGATTGCAACAAAAACTGCAAGCCAGAAGGACATCATGAAGATTATTCAAAACCTCTTGATGTAATTTGGCTTTGCCAATCTTGCCACGCAAAACGACACACTTTTTGTTTTCCGTTCTAAACTCAATGACTATTTACAATCACTACGAATTCAAACACATTGATGATTCCACTACCTACTTAGTTTCATTTAATGCTGAACTAGGATCAAGTATTATTGATGCTTTTGTTCAGTTTATGTGTGGCTGTGGCTTTGCCAAAGATTTTGTAATTGAGTATATGGAAGACATTGTTGATGAACATAAAGACATGAAGAAAAAACTTAAAGAGTTTAAAGAAGATTTTCTTGAAGCTAGTTAAGTAACCGTCCTACGCATGACGTTAAACTGCCTGTTACTCAACAACAAACAACCATGACTTCCATTCTTAATGCTCTGAGACAACCTGATCCTGACACTGAACAAACTTCTGAAACCTCTACCAAAACTCCTGTAAAGATCATGACCACTAAGAAAACATCTGCTCTCGCTACTCGTGGACTGGATTCGTTCAAACTTTTTCAAGACAAAAGGTTTGTCTCCGGATACCAAAACCTGGTCACCATCCAACCTCTTAATAAGTCAAAGACAAGAGGTTGGTTCGTGCGGAACTCAGACTTGGATACTTGCGGATGGAGTGCCACTGAAAGTGACTTTGTTAAGGGTTCAGTTATCTGGAACTACAAGCAGACTTTTGGTATGGCTCCCAACACTTCAATTGAAGAAGGACTTAATTTTGTTGAGCCTCGAATTCAAATCCTTTTACGTTCTCCCCTCATGGTTGAGGAAACTATGGGAATGAGGCAAACGATTGGAACCTTTGATGACCCAGCCGTCAAAGAATTGTTTGATGCTGATAAGACTGCATCTGATCTTGCTAATAGCAAAGGTGAGATGTACAAGCGTAAGTACGGTGTACGCACCAAGTACCTTGTTTATATCCTGACAAAAGATAACAAGCGTGCACACAAGATTCCAATGGTCCTTACCTTGAAAGGATTAAATGGCACTGATGCTGCCGACAAGATTAAACTGTATGAAAAAGAAATGTCTAAGTGCTTGAGCAAAGCACTGGACTCTGAGATCCCATTAGCATTCAATGAAAAGTTTTATGCAACTACCGTATTTGCTCCGGTACTTGCCAATGAGATGCGTGGTGCCAACAACGTTGAGATCTGCGCAATTGAATCTTTTGGTATCCCTGATTACAGCAGCCAAGAAACAGCAATCGAATCACTGAACCAAATGTCAATTCCTGATGAAGATCGGGAATCCACTTGGAAGTATCAAGACATGTTTGCTGACTATATTAATCAGCATGCAAAACAAGACGCTGAAAAGCTAGGTGGTGCTTATGGAATTAAAGAAGGTGTAGAAATTCTTCCTGCATCCAGAGGTGGTGATGTAGATGTCAAACTCTTGGCATCTGCACAAGATCCTGATACAGGTGAGAATTATTCTTTCTGAGGTTTAAGTTCAGGGTTAGCAATTTCATTCGCATCAATCAACACATTGTTGAATAGGTGAATGTCTTTTACTAACCCCCTGATTACAGCTTGACGTTGTGTGGCGATTCTTGCTAAAAGAGTCGCCATTTCTTTTAAAGCACTTACTGAGTTACACTCTTGAATTGAACGTTTAATTTTTTCTTCCCAAAACAAATCATCAATTGATGGTTCAATGTCAAACTTGCTAAGGGGTACGTAATGCTCTTCCATAAGGACCATGGAGGATAATTAATTCTACACACAACTACACAAATGAAACCAGAAGACAAGGCAGCATTTGCTACAGGACTGACAACTGGCTTGGTCGCTGGCACAATTGCTGCTATGCTAGGGACGCCCGCAGGCTGGGCTATTACCATTTGGGGTACGTACCTAATGGCTAAAGGTGTTTACAAAAGCACCAAATACAACTCAACACCAAAACAATGACCGAACTAATTACTCAACTCAATCAAGCTCAACAACTCATTTACACAAAAAGTAATCTTCGTCGTGCGTTCCAAGACTTTGATGACACGGAAATCTCTGCCATTTATTTGCGAGATGATCTTGTTATCGTGGTGCGTAACGATGGTACTGAGCAAACTTACAGCAGGGAACTAGTCAAAGCTGCGTACCAGCAGTTTACTTTTCGTCTAAAGGATTTTTTCTCTTACTTAGGACCAAACTTTCGTGGACCATCAATCTGGCGCAACAACTCTTACATCATGTTTAAAGGCTGGCACTACAGCCACAAGTTGGGATATCTTTCGCAAGCTGCGCAAATGCAACGTGCGTGGGCTGATAAGTTCATTCATATTTCAGATCGGACTAAATTGGTTCAGTTACTCCAATCAGATCAAACTGATCTTGGGCACCTGGTTGCCCCTGATGGTTTCCAAGAAGCTGATAGTGCCATTGATTTTGATGCTCCTGAATCTGAATCGGATGCTAAATGTGAAGTCATACAAAAACCTAAAACAAATCCATACTGTTCTTGTGGTTCGTTCCAGCGACAACTGAATAATCTGTCTGAGTTCCAGGCTGAGATTGAAGGCTACAAGCCTTGGTGCATTCATCTGACATGGATGCAGCGTTACCGTGAGTTGCTCGTCAAGCGTGCTGAAGCGCGTTCACAATGCCGTGGTCAAGTGGCAGAGCAAGCGGTAGCCTGGTGGTACGCCCCACCAGAAGGTACATCTAATGAAGGTCGGTTTCTTGTTTTATACACCAAGCAGGGCTCTATGGCTCCGCTTAAAGCCTGGCGTACTTACAAACCAAAAGAGATCTTTACGCAACATCATGTCTGGGATTTGTTTGATAACATGTTAGACAACGGGTTCATTCCCTTTCCTGGGATTGCACTTCCACAACTGAGTAATGCATGGAAAACACCGGCAAAGAGTACGTAGCTCAGATGCAATTTGAATGTACTGATCCAGCGTCTGTCTTTAAGTTGGACATCCGATTTATTGAAGAAGAAAATGGGGGCGGCACTATTCAAATTGAATGGGACGAAGAAGATGCTGATCTCCAGTGGTGGAACAGCCTTGGAGAAGAAAAGCAACAACAGTTTATTATTGATGCTTTAACCACTGCTATTTCCAATGCACTTAATGGAGATGAGTCTGATGAGCTTTGAAACTTATGGCTTGCCTGAAGGTGAGTACTATAAACTTCTGCGCAGCAAATCTGAGTTTATTCTTAACTGCCTAGCAGTTATGACCACTGAAGCTTCTAATAGAGGCATTAGCCTTAAAGGATTTACCGACAAGTTTATCTGGGATTTGTTTATGGAGTGTGTGTACTCTGCTGATGAGCAGGCACGCATGATTCAAAAAGAAAACAACCCAGATGAAATTAAAGCAAGGTCGTGGGATCCAGGGCCTAGCCGAGATGAACTGATGGATGAAATTAAACAAGTTAAAGAACTACTAACAGATAAGTAGTTTGCTATACGTCCTAAGCATGACGTTAAACTGCTTGTTAACCAATTCATTACTACTTATGTTCGAAGTTATTCTTGGTGTTGTTCTTCCTGTTGTCAAAGATCTTCTTTGGACAGCATGCGGAGCTTTGCTGGCCTACATGGTAAACAAACTCACCAATCAATTTTCTTGAATAATGAACTCAACTCAAATCACTAAAACAAATCTTAAAGAACTAACGATCTTTAAATTGTATGAGCACTATGTTAAAACTTCCTTCTTTAGAAATTCTTAAAAATTTATTTGAAATTTCTTCTACTTCGCCTAGTTTTTTACTATGGAAAAATCCACGTTGTTTAAGATTAAAGCAGGGAGACTTTGCGGGATCAAAAAATAAAGACGGCTATTGGCAAGTAGGCATTAAACAAGAAAATAAAAATAAACTTTATCGAGTACATAGGATTATTTATTATTTATATTATGAAATAAATATTGATAGTTTTCAAATTGATCACATTAATGGCGATAGATCTGATAACAACATTATGAATTTAAGATTAGTTACAAATCAAGAAAATTGTTGGAACAAACAAAAACAAAAACAACATAGCAGTAAATACAAAGGCGTAAGTTGGGATAAAAAAATGAATAAATGGAAAGCTCAAATTTGTGTAAATTATAAAAAAATGCATTTAGGTTTTTATGATTCAGAAATTAAAGCTGCTGCAATATATAACGCTGCAGCTATTAAACACTATTCAAGCTTTGCTTTAATTAACAATGTCTAATCAAACAAGATTAATTAAAACAGATTTAACAAAATTAAGTATCTTTAAATTGTATGAAACTTATGGTGCCCTTGAACGCTCTATTCCTTTATTGGATTCTGAATCCCAGGAGTTGGCACAGGCTGAGCTTGAGCAATGCCTTGCCCTTCGGTCTGAAAAGATTGATCGGTTGTACTACGCATGGGCGCACCACGAAAACGCAGTAGAGCGTGCTAAGAAAGAACAAGAGCTTTTGGTAACAGCACGTAAACACCACGAGTCTCAGGTCACTAAGATCAAAGGGCTTATCAATTGGTTGCGGCGTGCGGCACCATTAGATTCTAACAGGATTGTTGGGAAAAACTATGAGTTTGTTCTTAGCAAAAAACGTGAGTTAACTGTGGAAATTTCTATTCCTGTAGAGGAATGGGATGAGGCAGATCGCAACGAATTTTGTTTGCAACAAACCGTTACCACAACCAAAGAAACTGTGGTAACTTCCATGAGTGGTGACGTAATTGAACGCACTGCTACACCAGTAACAAAAACAGAAATTATTCCAAATGCCGACAAGCTCCGCAGTGCTTACCAAGAAGGACAACGAATCCCACAAGGTGTCAAAATCCACCAAGACTACAACATCAAACGAAATCGAATCATCCACACCAAGGGAATGGACAATCTTTCATCCCAATATTCAGAAGAGTTTCTACCAGAACTTGAAGCCACCGACTGATCTTGATGACGCACACATCATGTGTCGTTGTCATGAACAAGCTGTAGATGACTTTCAGTTACAAATTGAGATGGTAGATCTTGAGCTGGCAATGCTTTGTGATAACGGAGATACACTTCCATATAACGAAGCAAAGGCTCAAGAACTGGAAGAAAAGAAACTAAAGTTGCTTAGTGGCAAGCGGTTTCATATGAATTCCAGGAATGCGTACTGGTTTTATTTGATGAAAGGGAAGAACTAGGGGGAATAAACTAAAGAAAAGATTAGGGTGCCATGACTGACGACGGACTCACACGGTTGTTTGATTCATTTACGCAGGGTGGCACCCCCCTTCCTGCGTTGATTGGCAACAAAATGGAGTGGCAAGTTACCGTACTTACCGCTGCCATGATTGCTAATGAAAACCTAGCTGCTTCTATGACGGCAGAAGAAATGGTTGATGCATCCATTAACTACACTCATGTCATTCAAGAACGGCTTGGTTATTACCAGCAAAACCAAATGCATTCTTTGGAACGACTTCTAGAAAAGTAAAAACCTGCTATTGTTGCAGGGTTCTACACTTCTAGAAATGGAAGTCATTCCTAAGTCTGTTGTATCGATTCGGGTTTCATTTGAGATGGATCTAGAGTATGACCCATTTACCGGCCGTACTTTGGATAGTCTTTTGGCTCTAGTCGAAGATGATCTCTTTGATGCAGTTAATGAATTGCGTCCTGAGATTCAAGATGTTTACCACATGCAAACCAAACTGATCAATGACTAATTCATTTGACTACCAAGAAATTCTTAACAACTGGAGCGTTAAGCTAGAGCAGCAAAAAGCTGATTTCTTGGAGCATCTCTACAATGTGTATCGGCCTAGTGACCACACATACACCGGCCTATGGGAACGCTTTTGTGTTACGGAAGCTGGTCCGATTATGCGTGACCGGTACTTTGAAATGCTGGAAGCTGCTAAACAGTATGAAGCATTACAAAAACAAAAAGGTTAATTGACATTCTTCAGACCCACTGCCAAAGTGGGTCTGATACTTCACATTGTTATGGACAAAGAAGAAGTAGAAGCAATGTTAAAGCATGTGCTTCGGTATTTAGATTTGGGTTTGCTGTCTTATATTGGGTACCCACCTGATGCAGAGGTCCCTAACCCGGAAGAATTCATTGAAGGCTACGGCAAATGCATTGAAGATTTTATTCATGAAACCCAACGATTCGGATTTGATCTCAGAGTACAACTCAACCAAAAGAATGAAAATTCCTAACATGAACAACACAACTAACACAGAGCCTTCTGCTTTTGACCAGTTGATGGAACAAAAAGCTTACAAAGAATTTGTTGAGCACTTTGGAGATACAGTTGTAAGCGCTGAAGATCAATTAAGTTTTAACCGTATTGCGGAAGGAATTCTTGAGGTATTACAAGAACAACAGACATACCATGCACAAAAGGTGCTGTATTACACAAATATTCTCAAAGAACTCACAATATGAAACGTAAAATTCATTGGGTATGCCATGAGTGTGGCATGAAGTATGGCAGGTGGTACCAGGGGCGTGTGTACTCTGGTCCACCTAAACACTGTGCTACATACCATATAGGTAAGTGTGAAGTCTGTGATTTGATTAATGTGCCCGTGACTGAACCCAGGGACTACGGCCAGTTAGTTACATCAAAAATACCACGAATAGAATAAATGTAATTACGCCCAGACCCTGACTGGTTGCGTAGGTTGTACTACGTATTGGTCCCAGTCGTTAGGTAATTCACCAATGTAGTTGACGTGCCAGCCGTCCAGCACCGTGGGCGGCACCAATACGTTGCCATCCTCGTCGTACTCACCACCACGAGTGATAATTCCGATTACATCCAGCGCATGGCTGTGGCTGGCGGTGATTGGGAAGCCGCCTTCCGTGAGCAGACCAGTAGCTTCCAGGGCGGCTAGGCCGGTGGCTTCGGAGGGAAAGCGGAGGTAGTGGGTCATCGAGTCACCTCCTGCAGGGTGCTGTCAGAAAGACGGCGGGTCCAGTAGGTGAGGCGGCGGATGGTGCCATTCAACGGACCTAAACCTGTCCCTCTTGCCCCAAGACG